TCAAGGGGTTAGCGCCCTCCCCACTGAGGGATGTGCGACAACTTTCTGCCCGGCTGTGCGACTCTTTGTTCGCTCAGCGTTCCGGTAGGCCTGTCGTTTGACCTGCCCTTCACTGGCTAGACGGCCATCGGGAACCCGGTAATGCTTGTCGATCACGGCCTGCACCGCGCCGCTGGACTTCCATGCGCCGATGTCGGCTATGGTCTCGAGGTCGAGCCCGGCGCGCCGCGCTTCGAACACCCCGGAGTGACGCAGCCAGCGCATCTGGAACGTCGTCAGGACGTCGGCCCGTTGCAGGATGCGGCGGAAGGTCTTCGCCAAGACGCCGGAGGTGTAGGGCTTCCCGGTCTCCTCGGAGACAACCAGGTAGAGGTCGGACTTCCGCAGGAACCAGCGCAGCGTCCGCGACACCGAGACCCGGCAGGGCACGTTGGTCTTGTTCCGGTTGTAGATGAACTCCCCGGACTTCGGATCGTAGTGATCCCCACGGCGGAAGCCGGAGACCTGCTCAGGGTATTGCATGAGCTCGAACGCGATCAGAGTCGCCACGGCGAGCGACCGGCGCCCCTCCTTCAGGAACACCTTCACAGCGGCCCTGACGTGCTCGTAGTCGCAGACCTCGACGGTGTAAGTGCTCCGGGCCTTCTTCCAGCGCCGGCGCTCATGGCCCACGAATGGCGACTGCTTGATGATCCCCTCGTCCACCGCGATCCGCAGCAGGGTTTGCAGCAACTGGATCACCTGACGCTGGGCTCCGGGCTTGTCGTTGAAGCGGTCGATAAACTTCACGATGCGCGGCCATTGCAGTCCGGCGACGGAGCGCATCCCGTTCTTCTGCGCCCACGGCTTGATGTAGTTCCAGCCGCCCTCATACCAGTCCACGGTTTTCTTCTTGGTCGGCCAGTCCCGGCTCTGGCGGTAACGGACCATGAGCCATTCCAGCGAGCCCTTGGGGGCCGAAGCGACATCGAGTCCCTTCCGCGCCTGCTCAAGCTGTTCGATCAATTCCTGCGCATCAGCGGTCACCGCAGCGAGCTCAGCGGCGCAGGCGTCGCGCGTCCGCAGCGCCGGATCCCGGGGCAGCCTTATGTTCTCGCCCCAGTTCTTCGGCCGGTTGCGCTTCACCCTGAAATAGAAATCCCATTTGATCTCGCCGGCCGCGGTTATCCGCTCAATCGGATGCACATGCGGCGGCAGGTCAATCTCCACCTTCGTCATCGTCCAGGTCTTCCCACTCGTCTTCTGGTTGTTTTTCTTGTTTCTGATCTGAAAGATTGAACACAATCCGCTCCCCGTCAAATAGCTCAAAGGCCACGGAGTGCGCGCCGGTCTCTTTTCCGACCGAAATGGCGCGCTTCATGGCGGCTTTGGTTATGCGGACGGGCGCTGTCACTCTATCGGGGCTCCTTGGGGCGGGGCGGATTGGCGTCCATGAAATCCGCAGCTTCGATAAGCAGCGAGGCAAGGATGCGCGCGTCACCCGGGCTCATGAAGCTTTCGGCGCCCTCGACGTAAACGGCGGGGTCGTTTTTCGGACCTAAGGTTTCCGGATATGAGATTGCAAACCGCTCGCTGCCATCATCGTAGAGCGCGGCCTTGCGAATCTTCGTCGCAAATTGGGGCTCGCTCATTCCTCAACGTCCTTCTGTGTGGTGGGGCGCGGGGCGTCTTCAAGCGCGCGGGCTTGCTCCAGATCAGCAATCAGTAGCGGGATGTCTGCGCGTCGCAGCATCACAAAGCCGGAGCCGTTTCCATCCGGACAATCGGTAAGCATGACGCCGCCCGGCTCGTCCACAGTGATCGCCCACTGTCGAATGGTTTGCCCGCTATGATCGTCGTCGTCGCGTAGGATGCGCTGAATTACGGTTCGCTTCGCCATCACCGCTTCCCCTCTTGAGAGGAGACGAGGGCCGCCCACATTTCCAGCCATTCATTATAGCTGCCGCCGAAATACTCGGCGGAGATATTGCTAAGTTCCAGCGTCGCCTCCCTCGGCATAAGCACATACCCGGCAGAGGAGATGGCGGCTTTATAGACTTGCAGGGCGGCAGTTGCCCGACGTCTAGCGACCTCCTGCGCCGCCAATCGGTTTTGCACCGTCTTCCTGTTTGCGGTTCTTGGTGTTTCGAACGCAACCGGGTCGATAGTCCGCGCCATCAGATCAATGATCATTTCATCCTTCATTGGTCTTGTTCCTTAGTTTGGCGGCGTCATATTCGCGAAACGCTTCATTAAGGGCCGGGATTGCTTCCCCGATCCCGCGCTCGTTAAAACGGTCTCGCATCCATCGCGCCTCAGCTTCGATCTTCCGCAGACCATCGATCTCCTCAACCAGCGCTCGAAGCTTCACGTTCTCCGCTGAGAGGGATTCGCGCTCGTCCGCCAAGCCCCACAGAACGCCGTGGGCTGACATAAGGATGTCCACCATCCAGAATTCGATGACGACCTCGCGCTCGCCCATGAGCATGTCGTGCAGGGCGTCCGCCACCTTCGCCACGTCGTCTGCGGCGTCGTTGATGTCGTCCTTTGTGGTCGGGTTCGTCATTCCCCGCCCTCCGGCTTGGGAAGGGCGTCTAGCGGGATGAAGTGGGTGGGATCGCCGCTATTGGACAGCCGATCCAGTCCGTCGCGCGTAAAGCACCACCAATCGTCTTCCTGCAATTCGTCTTCTGAAAACTCGGACATTTCCGCCTCTGCATCCGAGAGATAAGCCGACACGCAAGTGTGCTCGGCAATCAGCCAGCCCGCATCCTCGCGGTAGACCAGTAGCTCCTCATGTTTCGGAGCCTCCTCTATAGGCTTCGGGCTCACTGCACGGAGGGCTGAGAGGAGTTCGTCGATGATCTCCGCGCCCTCAACCATTGTTGCGAGTTGCGGCGTTGATACCGGGCCGGTCCAGTTGCCGCGTTCATTCAGAAAATCACGGAACGTCTCGGCGCGCTCCATCGCTTCCTTGATGTTGGTCATTGGGCGGCTCCTAGCGCTTTTAAGTCGTCATCCGTCAGGCCTGCGTCGTATGCTTTTTTGATGGCCTTGTGACGCGCGTCGTGCCGCGCCTGCACGGCGTCATCCTCTTTTGTCGGCGCGTTAATGTGTACGGGGCCAAACCACTGACCGCCGATTTGAAAGCAGGCGTGCTTTTGCACCGGGCAATTTGTTCCTTGGACGTAGCCGCCCTTGCCAAGGCGATGAGCGGTCGCCCATGACTCGCAAACATGCGTCGGATATTCGCGGCCCCGGCCTTCAGTAAGGTCCGTGTTTGTATACACCACGTACATGTCGCGTTGTGCACTGATGCGTTTCGCCCATTCGTCGTTCAAGCTGTCCATTTACTTTCCCTCCTCATACGCTTCGCGGGCGCGGCGGAGATCGCCGACTGTGAATTCCGCCTCTGATCCGTCGTATGTTCGTTTGCATCCGGGCTCCGTCTGGCGCGGTCTGTGGTCATCGTCCACGCTTTCGTCCCATTCGGCAGCCTCTTTCGCAAAAGGCTCCAGCGCTTCCCTCAACCGCCCATTTTCCTCTAGTGCGCGGGTGAGGGCTACTTCGTAGGCGTATATGTCAGATCGGAAATGCGCGTTGCCCTTCATGAGGCCCGCGCGCCTGTCGTCGCTGATAGGCTCAATCTCGCTCATCCCTGATCCTTTCCCGGAAACAATTTCAGCCCGGCCTCAAGCCGCTTCTGCGCGACGAGACGATGCCCATGCAGGAGGGCGACGGCGGCCGGCACGTTTGGCCCCTGCTGCTCGTAGAGGTCGCACAGGTCGCGGCAGAGGTCGAAGGGGTTGATCGCCCAGCGGGTCCAGAACACCCGTTCAGAAACGACATGCAGGGCGTTGCTGTGCTGGTCGTGCAGCGTGTTCGACAACGGCAGCGCGAGGGAGTCGTCCTCCTTCACGCCCATGCGGCCCCGGCCCATGGTGATATGGTGCGCAATCACGTCCCCATAGGCGCCGGAGACGCAGCAAGGCAACCGGTGCAGGAACGAGAGATAGTCCTTGTCCCGCATACGGCGCTCGACCTTCCGCTTAGGCGGGGCCTTGGGCAGCATGAACGCGGGGGCGTCAGATTTCAGGCGGGCGGCCATCAGGAGGCTCCCTTTTCGCGGAGCGCATCCTGATATGCCTCGTGGATCGCCTGAAACTGTTCAGCGGTTCCGCCGGCGTCCGGATGATACTGCTTAACGCGGTTCCGGTAGATGATTTTGAGCGCCTCAACGGGTGTCTCGCGCGGGCACTCCATGATCGTCCACCATGTCTTTGGTTTCGGCGCCTCCAACGCTTCAAACGCGGCGAAGGTGCGCTCCATCATTTCCGACGCGCCCCAACGCTCCATGCCCCGGATCGCTTCAATCGTCATGCCGATGGCCCGGATGTTGTCTCTTGCGCGGTCCCACTTATCGCAGGCGAACACCATCTGCTTGCCCTTGCGCTCGAAATAGACCGCAACCCCGCCGTCACGCGGTTCCGCCTGCTTCGCTATGGGGAGGCCGTCCTGACGGGTTTGCAAGTTCGACGAAATAACGACGTACCTGGCTCCCATAAGCTTGAGCTGGTTCGCCAAGTGATCGCGCGCCTTCACGAAGTCGGTAGCGAACTTAGAACGAGACGGATGCGCCGTTCGCGGCCAACCTTCCGGCCAGTTCAGGGGATAGGCATTAGTCATCCGCAGAGTCCTCCTCAACGGACAGCCCAAGGCGGTCAAGCAGATCGGTCGCCTCCAAGCCGCCGCCGACTGCATCGCACACGAATCCACCATCCCATACGCCGAGCAACTTGCCGTCTCGATCTGTTTCCTGAACGATCTTGAGAAGGGCGGTTTCTACAGCGCGGCTCTGCTTATTCAGGTCCGCGGCAATTGTGAGCAGCCCCACGATCTGCAAATATTCAGACTTCGTGATTTTCTCACGGGCTGAGAGCTTCGCCATCACCGCCCCTCGTTCAGTTGCTGGATTTCATGCAGGCGGGCCTGCACAAGTTTCTTACCGGCGGCGATCACCGCATCGGGTTTCTTGAACGAGACGCCGACAAGGCCTTTCCAGCCCTCGTGGCGCTCTTTCAGGTCGGCCGGTCCGCTGGTGTCGCAGTCCTTGCAGTGACGTTCGATGTCGCGGATCGCGTCGTCCTCGTTGATGAACGCCGACTCCGCGTTGACGTTGGACGCCTCCCGCTCTGCCTCTGGCGCCTCAGCATCGTCAGGGGACACCACTTCCGCCTCTACGTCCTCGGGCGGCGCTTGCTCATCAGCGGGGCTCTCAGGGGCCTTGTCGTGGGTGATCTGCGCGGTGTTGGCGAACGGGTCCGCTTTCAGTTCCTGCGGCTCCCGGTCCATCTCGTAGTCCTGCACCTCCTCGAAGATGCGCAGGCCCAACAGCACGTCGGCGAACACGTCGCGGATCGCGAACGCCCGCGCCCGCATCTGCATCATGCGCCGGGGATATTGCTTCCATGGTCCCTGCTTGCCGAGGAGTCCGGCGGTGAGCGCGTCCTGCTTTGAGAACGTCCGCACCACCGGCTCAGCCTCGCCGCGGCGCTTGACCTCGCAATAGGCGACCTCGGCCCCCTCCTCGCCGGCGATCCACTCCTTGCAGTATTCGAGCAGGCCGGACGCGCGCGCCAGGGCGATTGCGCCGTCGCCGTAAAGCGTCGGGATGCCGTTCACGATGTAGCAGTTCTGGACCGCCTGCATGGGCAGCCAGCCGATTTCCAGCCCTTTCATGATGGCGATCGACGCCTTGGCGACAGCATCGGCGCCGGAGCCATAGGAGCGAGGCAGCGACCCGGCGCGCTCCATGAAGTCAGCGATCCGGCGAATGTCGTCGGTCGATTGCGGGATGATCGGCGCGACTCTCCGGTCGGACGATACGGTAAGGGCTTTGGCTTCGCTCATGTTTAGCTCCACATCAGGGCGGCGAGTTCTTCATCCGATGGCCGCCACAGTTCATCGACTTCAACCCACATCCCGTCCCCGAACCGCTCGCGGTAATCGCGATAGACGGCGACGGATTGTTCGATCTCTTGCTGGAACTTCCCGTGCACCGTGGTGCCCTGCGGGAAGCGGATCGGAAGCGCGCGGGGGCTCCCGATGGTCTGCATGAAGACGAAGACGAACTCGTAGGCGTCGCCCGCCTTCTCGATCTCGGCGAGGAACCCGGCGTTCACATCGCCGAACACCCGCCCCTCTTTGATCAGCCGGACCAGTTGCGCCCGGGCGTCCATGTAATGCGCCGCCTGATAGCCGTAGCCGTAATAGCGCATGTCCTGAACGCAGGCGTCGCGGAACAGCCTGGCGCGCCAGTTGGAAATAGACTTCAGGTCGAACACGCCATGCGGCTTCAGGTAATCGAACCGCGCGCGGAACCGGACTCCGTCCACCGTCCAGAAAACCGAGACCTCCGGCGCGCCGCCGACAAAGGCGTTCTGCAATTGCGGATGCCTCACGATGATCGCCGACATGAGCCGGATCGCGCGGTCCCACTCCGGCTTGATCGGGGTGCGGTCCCCGGCCTCCGCGGTCATCGCGGCGAACCAGTCGTCGTAGATCAGGACGTCCGGAGCCTTCTCGCGGATGATCGCGATGAAGTCCGCGCGCTTGAACGACGACTTGTATTTGATCCCGGCGCCTTCGAGGACCGCCTTCATCTGCTCAACGGTCTGAACGCAGGCTTCCGGGCGCTCCTCGGGCACGTAATAGGAGGCCGCGTATGCCGACACCCCTTCCAGCAACGCCTTATGCAGCGCGCTCCCAAACGCCTTGCCGTCGGTGTCTTTGTCCGCCGGCCGATCCGGGTTCATCGGCGAGAACCACCAGTAATCCGCCGCCGACCGTGCAAGCGTCTTCAGGTCAGAGGATCCAAGCGCGGGGTCAGCCAGGTATTCGGCCTCCGGCATCCCGAAATAGATTCCGTCCTCGTGCAGGATCGCCATGGCTATTTGTCCTTGAGGGAGGCGAGAGTTTCGCGAAGCGTCTCCAATTCCTCGCCATATGTCGGGCCAGTGTAAGAAGCGCCCATGCGCCCGTAGGCCATGAAGAAAGCGCCGCTGATGTGCTTGTCGCATTCATCGAGCTTCGCAACGAGCGCACGCGCCGCCTCCGCCACTTCATCAGAGGGGGTAGCCGCCTGCATGTCCGCGGTGATCCGCTGCAATTGGGAGTATATGGTTAGACGCTCGTTTCCCTCTGAAGGATGGAACTCGTCGATAAGGGCAAGAAGCCTTTCACAAGCAGTGCTGCGCGCTCGTCTGGTTGCTTCGCTCTCACGCATCGTCGCCTCCTGTTGGGGTGTCCGACTTCTCTTTTTGAAGATGCAGCATCATCAGCAGGATAGGCGCTTGGCATACGGAGTACGCTACAGCGCCCCAAACTCGCCCGACGAGAACAAGGATGAATGGCGCGATCAGCCATAAGATCATGAGCGGCACGACAAAATAATCGGATCGCTTTTCGATCAACTTCTTGCGCGTCTCACCCATTGCCCTGCTCCTTGGAGAGGGCGGCGCGCGCGATCTGACGAGCGCTGACGAATAGTCCGCCCCTGTGGCGCGCGTCGTTTTCCCCGCCCGCGCATTCAAAACGCTCGTCGGGTAGGTTCCCGCCCAACGCAGCAATCGCCTCCAGCGCGCTTATCCCGTCAGTGGAGGGGGCGCGGCGGTTCCATGCGGCGGCGGCGGCCTCTTTGTTCAGATAGGAGTCGGTCTCCATGCCGCAGGAAGTGCAGCAAACATCAACGGCGCCGTACGGAAATGAATACTGTCCGTCGCCTCCGCAGAACGGACACGGCGCAAGCTCAACCTTCTCAACCATGTTTTCTTTCCTTGTTATGAGGATGGGGTGGCGGCGAGCCGGCGACCATCTTCAAGGCCGCGCGAATAACCCAACTCTTCCGCCTCACGAAGCTGCGTCGCGTGACGGGTCGCCATGCCGCGCATCGCCTTCACCGCATCGGCGCTCTCTTCATGAATTGCGGCCCATGCGTTTGCGTTCTCTTCTTCGAGAAGCCGGATTTGGCGAAGCAAGCCGCCCTCTCCAGCCTTGATAATGCAGGCTGGTGAACGTCCGGGATTATGGCCGAAGTGATCGCGGGCGGACGGAAAAGTCTTGAACGTCTCGCCGCAATGAAAGCAGGTCCAGCCACGTTCCGGTTGCTCGTAAGCCTCGCTCATCCTCTCAATCCCTTTCCTGTTTCGCATCGCCCTCCCGGAACCACTCGTCATCTGCGGCGTCCTCTGGCGATTGCAGTTGCTCAAATGCTTCGTCTGCGAGTTCCTTCATCAGTGCTCGAAGGTATTGCAGCGGAGTCAGCGCCTCGCGCTTCGCCTCGTTGTGCGCTTTGCAGGCGTCTAGGTGATACTGGCTCCAGCCGACGCCTATACCGCGCTGCCGCGCCATCATGTTTTCTGCATGGCGCTTGCATTCGCGGTAAATGATCTCCGCCCTTGCTTCCTTCTTATCCAGCGCTCTGTCATAAGCAGCGTCTGCCCTTGTAGGGGCTCGGGACGGGTCTACACGGATCGTCATTGGGCGGCCTGAGATGCGCGGAAGTGATCGTTGCAGAACTGTTTTGCCTCATCGTAGGATTGTGCCACGTCGCTGACCCACGTTTGCCGCCACCCATAACAACGCTGCCCGCGAATTTCGCCATCGTCGGCAATCGTTACGTGATACTCGACTTTCGGCGCGGCCTTAGCCTCCAGCACAAGCGGGTCATGGCCCAACACGCGCCATTGCAAATCGGTTTTCGTTTCCATCCCCTACGCTCCTGTTCCTGAGGGACGGCCCGCTTTGGATTCAGCGAGAGCAATCGCCTTATCGAATGCGGCCATGACTTCGGCGTGGGTGCGCTCGGGGGCGTCGTTCCAATGGCTAACAGCGGTTGCGTGTATCGCGTCGCGAAGCGCTTCCTCTGCTCGCGAGGCTCTCACGTCCGTAATGACCCCCGTAACTTCCAAGCGGGCTATTGCGCCCACCGCGCAGAAACACACCGCGTCTCTAGAGAATGTTGAAACCGCTTTCCCGGCCGCAGATCGGCAAAACGCGCCTTTCGTCCACTTCTCCGGCGCATCAATCAGCGCCTTCGCCTTACGCAGAATGTCTGCTGTGCTTTCCATTCCGTCCTCCATACGGGCGGTAGCCCGGTTAAGCTGCGGCCCTCGTGGCGTCGATCAGCAGTTGAGCGAGGTAATGGCGCGGGTGCTTCGAGCGAATTTCAGCGATGCCCTGCACCACAGCCATGTTCATCTTGTCCTGATCTTCAAGAATGCCTTCGGCGAGGATCAGGTTCTTCTCGCGCACGGTGTAATCGCCGATGACCGGCAGGCCGATGCCGAGCACAAAGGTGATGCCGCTCTTGTCGAGTCCTGCGTTCACAGCGAGCGAGACGGCATTGGACAGTTCCTTGTTGCCCTTGGTGGCGGGACCAGCGACGTTCATTTCGTCGGCGCCTTCAGGCAGGGTCATCCGCACAAGCTGCACCGCCGACACCGGGCAATCGCCACGGCTGGCGACCACTGCGCCGGCGAACGCTTCAGAAGGCGTTCCGTGGAAGTCGTCGGTGTAATCGAACTCGCGCTCAACCTTGGACGATGGGGCCAGCACTTCCTTGCAGACCGCTTCGCTGTTGCAGAGCGGCAGGTTGCCGACGATCCGCGACACGACCTGCCATGAATATTTGGCCGTCCGGTCTTCGGTGAGATCCAGGTATCGCTTGATGTTGTAGCGGAAGGCCGCCGGTTCTTTCAGTTCATGAACGCAGATGCCCTGATAGAACACATGCTTTGAGCGCCCCGGATAGACGGCCAGTTCGTCGTTTTCCCAAAGCGGTTCTTCGCCGTCGCCGATGAAGTATTGCTCCAGCGAGTAGAAGATGGCCTCAAACGGGCGATGCTCGACTGCGATAAGGGTATGGCCCTCCGACGCCTCAACAGCGCCGGACTCGCGGTGCGTAAGCTCGCCCGCCTCATCCTTGCAGTTGGAATAGAACTCGCGGAACGCCTGCCAGTCGAGCCAGTCGCGCCCAAGCTCCGTAGTGAACCCGAGAGGAGCCGCCGCCTCGCCGTTGCGGCTCATATAGACGAACTGCTTCTCCGCATCACGGAAGGTCTCGGCGCGCGTCTCGAAGCCATATTCGTCGGCGCCGGACATGACCTTGATCGAGCCGCCGTTGCGCAGCACAACCGCGATTGCATATTTCAGCCCCGTGCCGAAGCGGCCAATAGGGTTGCTGCCGGACTTCGCGGAGAGACCAAAGGTCGTGACCGCCCGCATGTCCATTTCGCCTTGGTTCCTGAAAATAATCATGGTCTCGCCCTCTCTAAGGTTCGTGTTGATTGTTAAGCCGCCGCCAGCCCATGCCGTTCGATCCCGGCACGGAGCATCCTTGCGTGGTTGAGTTTGAAGAGGTCGGACTCCAGCGCGTCGGCGACGAACTGATGACCGAGTTCCGATCCCATCCGGTCCAGCAGGCCGCGCCAGTCAGCGATCCGCAGTTCGTAGGTCAGGATGATGTTGTCGATCCGCTCGAGCTCAGCGGCGAGGTCGCCCCTGCCCTGCTCTCTCGCCGCGGCCGGCGTCAGGAACGTCGCCTCAGCCAGCGCCGCCGCGTTCTTGAATTGGGTGAAGTCGATGGGGTTTGGCATCGCGTCGCTCCGTGTTGATGGAGAGACGTTCGCAAAATAATGCGAATTGGTCAAGTTATTTTCGCAATCAAATGCGATTAATTTTAAGTTGGGAAAAGTAAGCGATTGCAGGGCGCTCTAAATGCGCCCATGATTAATGGTCTTATCTGGGAAGGGATACGCTGCTAAAAGCGAAGCAAAACAGCAATATAGGGTGGAAGATGGACGCTATTTCGCGACTACTGGCCGACGCGTTGCGTCACGAAGCTGACGAGCTTCTGACCGGGTTATCTTCTCGACGTCCTGCGGATCGTCTGGATTCACTCCAGTCTCGACACCAACTTCATATGCTCGCAGAACAGATCGAGCTACCAGAGGAGCCATCTTCGGCTCCGGAAGAATCGCCCGTAATAGCTTTTCCAGGACCTTCTGCAGCAGCGGGTAGTTGAGCGGCGCCGCTTCCGTCCCCAGCAGCGTTCCGGGCGAAACCCCAAAACCTTCCGCAAGCTTGTCGATAGTGGCGAGCCGCGTTGATTGCGTTGTTCCGTCAAGGATCGCGCGAATCGTTCCCTCACGAACATCGGCAGCCTTGGCCACGGCATTCACATTGCCGTCTGCCTTTTCATCAATAAGCGCCGCCAGGTGCCGCCGGAAGGAATCGTCAAGCGTCATGCGGCCATTCGTGGTGCGGGCGGCTCCTTTCGCAAGCGCAATGTAATGCGAGCCTCTTGCGTTCGCAAAGTATTGCGAATATGGTTCACGCATGGCAATCACCGAAATCAAAGAGCGCATTCGCGCGTACCGGAAGGCGATGAACTGGACAAAGGTTCGTTTCGCCGAGGAAGCGGGCATCAGCGGGAGCAACGTTCTCACCGCCATGGACCGCGAAGAGTGGAACCCCACCTCGAAAACGCTTGAAGCGCTCGAGCGTGTCATTCCGGCCGGCTGGAACGTCGGAGACCCGGTAGAGGGCGCCACGCAGGACGAGGCTGCGGCATGACCGGCCCCCGCCAATATTTCCTGACACGGATGAAAGCATGGGCGCGCGAGACCGCGCTGGTTTTCTCCGTCGCTGCGATGTGCGCCGCCGTCGCATTCGCGGTTTCATGAGAGGGTGAAATGCCACGCCGCGCGCTAGCATCAAAGAACGATTCGACTGCGCAAGCGGATTATCGAAGGTGTTCAATCGAAGATTGTGAAAATCGGCATGAGGCGCGAGGTCTTTGCAATAAGCATTACCTTCGCCTGAGCCGCAACGGCGACCCATTGGCCGGACGTGGCTTTGATGGGGCTTCAAGCGCATTCTTCGCCACCGCCGTACTCCAGTTTGTTGGAGATGAATGCCTGCCGTGGCCCTTTATCCGCGACAGAAACGGGTACGGCGTTTTTTATCACAAAGGCCGCAAAGCGTTTGTTCATAGGGTCGCATGTGAAGCAATCCACGGATGCGCGCCGACCGCGAAACATGAGGCAGCGCATAGCTGCGGCAAGGGCCACGAGGGATGCGTGAACCCAAGGCATTTGCGGTGGGCAACGCCGTCGGAGAACCAGGCGGATCGAATTGCACACGGCACCCACTGCCGCGGCTCGCGTAGCAAAAATGCGAAGTTGACTGAACTTGAGGCGGCGCAAGTCCTCGCTCTCAAGGGGCAATTGAGTCAGCGGTCTATTGCAAAGAGATTCGGCGTTTCTGCGGCAACCATTCAAGCCATCCACGAGCGCCGGCGCTGGAAACACATCCTTCATGACAGCCACACTTCACCCCATTGAACACGTAATAGCGCATATGAAAAAAAATTTTGCAAATCAGAACAACCATTTGGGGTGCGGCCTTCAAGGTTTTCCCCATGCACGGGGGCGCACCTGATGCCAAAAGGCAAGTCCGATCCCCGCAAGGTTGCGCCGAAGAAACTGCTCCGGGAACTGAAGAAGATCGCCGAGGAGAACGGGGTCCTGTTCGTCGGCATGACGGGCTCCGGCCACTACCGTTTTCTCAAGGGCGCCCGCGAGATCATCGCGTCGTCGTCGCCCAAGTGTCCTGACAGCGAGAAGAAATACTTCCGCCGCGATTGTGGGAGGGCGTGATGGCGGCAGCAGCAGCAGATTTCTACCGCGAATGGCGGAACGGACGGAACACGGCGGAGATCGCCGAGATGTTCGATGTGCCGGAGCATGAGGTTGATCGGCGCTTGGCGAAAAAGCGCGATGAAATCTGGTGGGAGCGGCGCCTCACAGAACACCGCGCCAAAGCGCGTGAGATGCGCGCACAGCGCGAGAAACCGAAATTGGGCTTCACGGGGCGGGACACCGTTGCAGGCTATCCACGGGGGCGCTCGTGAGCAATCTAGCCCGCGTCGGCGCGAACCGTCATGCGCTTCGTGATCGGAAGGATGATCTCTACGAGACGCCCGACTGCGCCACGGAAACGCTGTGCAGGGAGTTTCGGCTTTCCCGGGTGATCTGGGAGCCTGCCTGCGGACGCGGCGCCATAGCGCGCGTATTGAGCGCCAAGGGGCATCAGGTGATCTGCTCCGATCTTGTCGATTACGGATATGAGGGCGCGACGGCTGGAGTCGACTTCTTGATGGAGCGGCAGGCGCCGGCCGGCTGTCACTGCATCGTGACGAACCCGCCGTTCAAGCTGGCGAATGAGTTTGTTCGAGTCGCGCTCGATCTGGTGCCTACCTGCGTTGTTCTGCTGCGTCTCGCCTTTCTTGAGGGCGCCGGGCGCTCGGACATCATCGACAACCATCTTTCAGACGTCATGGTCGGGATCGAACGCCTGCCGATGATGCACCGCGACGGATGGGAAGGTCCGAAGAAGGCGAACGCTGCGCAACCCTTTGCGTGGTTCGTCTTCAGCCAATCGGGGCCTGTCGAGCGGAACATCCGACTCAAGCGCGTTTCGTGGAGGTCTGCATCATGACAGCAACAGCCCCGGACTCCGCCGTGGTTCGCTACATGCAGGAAAACATGGGCGTCGATATGGGCGCGATCCTGTTGCGGATGGTTCGCGAGAGCGAGTCGAACGAATCGCTTTGCGGTGCGCTGCTCGGCTATCTGCTCGTTCACTGGCGCGTTGACGTGCAGGCCGTTCGCGAGCGGATGCTCGCCGAGGGCCACCCTGAAGCGCAATCGACCGGCAACCTCACCTGCGCGCCGAAGAAGCGCATGTCTCCCCTAGCCGTGCAGCGCACGTCCACAAGCGACGACGACTGCAAACGCTGGCTGGATTGGGCGTCGGAAGGCGACGTGATCCGGTTCATCTTCAAGCCGCTTTCGATCTACGGGCTCACGCAAGGCGGATTGCCTGCGGGCCGCGTGGCCATGCTGGAACGCATCCTAGACGATGGTGAGATGGCCATCGTGCAATCCTTCAAGCGACGCCTTGTCGTCATGCCGGAGGAGACCTTTCACGAAATGGCGGGGGGAGCGGAATGAACGACGATTGGCAGCCGGGAGACGTGGCGATCTGCGTTGATGTGGAGTGGAAGCTCGGCTTGAAAGAGTTGTTTGATATTCCGCTGAAGTTGGGCGCCAGTTACACCGTTGTCGGCTGCGGCACGGTTTATGGCGAGATGCCGAATGGCGAACTGCGCACCGTAGCGGCTCTTACGCTCTTGGAAGCCAAGAACCCTCTTTGCAAGGGTGGGGTTTTTGGAGCTTTCCGCTTCGTCAAACGCCGCTCCCTCCTCGATGAGAACGAACGCGAGACCTCCCGCGAACTCGATCCGGAGGCCGCATGAACGACATCGAACGCCAGCAACTGAAGCGCGCCCTAGACGACGCATCCGACGCCCTGAACGAACTCGGTTTCTTCATGAGCCACGCCTGCATCGACATGCGGAACGTGACCCGTGAGATCCAGGCCAAGGGCGCGATGAGTCTCTCCGACCTCGAGGAGATGGGCAAAAGCCTGAAGCTGAAATCAGAGGCCGCCATCGAGAAGGTGCGCGGCGTCTACAAGCTCGCTGGGAAGCACTACGGGGGCGGCCGGTGAGCAAACCGCAAAAGCACCCCATGAACTACCAGACCCGGCAACTGCTGCTCAACAAGGTCGAGAGGGCGTCTTTCGTGATGGACGGCGGCGCCCAGCTTCTCGCCTCGTTCAAGGGGCAGGTCGAGCAGATGACATGGCAGGTCAACGCGGGAAAGGCGTTGGAGCCCGCAGAGATCGACCGCATGGGCAAGCATTTCAAACACGAGGCCGGGGTGATCCTGAACGCGCTGAGCGCGCTGCACGGCGCGATGAAGGCCGCCTACCCCAAAGGGAAAATCCTCTGGTTGCAGGAAGGCCCTGCCCCTTGGGACCCGCCGGGCACGGAGAAACCCGTCGCCTATGTCGATCCTGAATTTGAAGACGAGGCGCGCGCCGAAGGGCTGCTGCGCGATGAGGAGGAACAGAACAAACAGCCTGCGTGAAGGGTAGCCAGACAGTAGCGCGCAGGCCGAGTCGCCCACTACGGGGCCTCACCATAAGCGAACGGTAGTCCGAACGGTTGAAGCCGGGTGAGCGGGGGAGCGCATTCCCTCGGATTAGTAGCAACCAACTGATGTGCGATGCGATCCGACACATTGGGCCCGAACGAGCGCGAAAGCGTCACGCGACGGCATAGGGACCAACCCGGCTTCGGCGGGGCTGGTCGTCCTATGCCCGAACTCAGGCGAAGCGCTTGTGGATAGGTAGAAGGGCTTAAGAAGATGGTTCTTACAAACAGAAGTTTTACTTGGAACATAGGGACTGCGGCGGTGGCCCATTACGACCCAAAAACACAGATGAGCACGAAGGAAACGGCGAAGCTGAAGCGGGCGACCGGGCTCGCGCTTCCTCAGCACATCAACTACGCGGCGGCGTTCGATACGCTGGCGGTGCGTATGGGGAATCCGCAGTTGCGAGAAATTCCGTTCATCAACAAGCGCAAGTTCATTCGGTTGGTGTGCGGCAGCCGCAAGTTCTTCGGATCGCCGGAGATGGCCGAATACCTGGCGCGCATCATGCGGCACACGTTCAACCGTCGCGAGATCATCGAGGGCGCGAAGGCGCGCCGGGCAGAGAAGCGCGAGGGCGTCATGCGGTCCTAACAACATAGGAGGTTTAGATGGCCGATAACGTCACTGACATCAACGCGGGCAAGAAGCCGGGCGGCGAGAACGCCTTGCCGGATCGTGCGACGCTTTCGGATCTTCGCCGCAAGGTGAACGGTTTCAAGGCGGACATGGACGAGGCCCGCGGCGAAATGGGCGCGCTCTACAAGGACGCGTCCGACAACAAGAACGTCCACAAAAAGGCGTTCAAGCTCGTCAATCAGATCCTGAACATGGACGACGAGAAGCGGGACGCCTTCCTCTCGCACTTCGACCATTATTGCGAGGTGATGGGCGCCAACGAAGGCCGGACGCCGGATATGTTCGACGGCGCGAAGGCGGCAGCGGAGTAATGGCTATCGTCACCAAGAAAAAGCGCACGCCGGAGCAGTTCGCCCGGTTTGTCGCAAGTATGGTTGAGCGGAATCCGAAAGGGTTCCGTTCCGCCTCATCCAAGGGTGGGCACCTGACGTTGCTGGAAAGGGCGTCGCTGGACGCTGGCTTCATCAGCAACGACTCGGTTGGACCGGAGCCGTCGGCGCGAGGAAGGCGCAAGCGCAAACTCCGGCAATACGTCCGGCTCTGTGTTCGGAAGGAGCGACAGGTCGGCAGACCGCTAACCAAGCGAGAATCCGCCGAACTGTGGAACTCCGTGTTTCCGCCGGATGAGGCGGCAGCGGCGTGACCATCCTCGCGCTCGACACCTCAGCGTCGCGCACCGGTTGGTGTCTCGGGCCGTCAGCCGGCCCCGTTGTTACGGGGTCGGCGGCGTTCAAGGGCCATGGGCTCGACATTGGGTCACTGCTGGCCGGGTTCCGCACTTGGTTGCGGGGCATGGTCGAGGCCCATGACCCTCACCTGCTGGCCTTTGAACAGCCCGTGCGGCCGTTCGCGGCGGCGAACCTCCTGACCATGCGCCAGCTCTACGGCATCGCGGGCATGGTCGAACTGGTTGCGCGGGACAAGGGCCTCCCTGTCCTCGAATGCAAGACCAACCAGATGAAGAAGCTCATCTACGGGCACGGCGGCAAGAAGCCGACGCCATCGGTCGCGATGCAGCGCGCCCGTGAATGGGGAATCGAGACAAGCAACGGCGATGAGTCCGATGCGGCGGGGATTTATCTTTTCACAGTCATGCACCGCTACCCCGCCGACTTCATGAAATGGGAACACCGGCGCAGGGAGTCGCAGGTGATGAACGGGAGCACTTTGGTATGAACGACCTGCTGATTTTCCTCTTGGGCGGCTATTTCGTGCCCGCTGTTTATTTCGGGGTCAAAGTTTTCCTCGACGATTGCAATGATGAGACCGCGACGCTCGCCGATCACGTCATGACCGGCATCATGGCGGGGCTGGCGTGGCCGGTGGCGCCGCAGCGGTTCGAGCCGATGGATGACGATGACCATCCTTATTGAAACCATCGACTCGGACGAAGACCTTGCGCGCGCCCTGAAATCCCGGCGGGAACAGATGGGCGTGACGCAAGAGGATGTTGAGCACGCCGTCGGTCTTACCCAAGGCCATCTCGGCAAGGTGGAGCACGGAGGCAAGACATGGGGCAAGCAAGTATTGCGGATGACCGCGACGTTGAAATGGCTGCTCGAGTACTACGGCCTGAAACTGATGATCGTGGACAAGGCGTCGGCGGAGATCATCGACCCCACGCAGATCCAGCGCCACGACCGCTGTCATTTGCGCAAGCGGACGCAGACGGTGCACCCGAATGCGCAGCGCTTGACGCTAAGGCTGCGCAGAAGGCCGCTGTAGGGCCGCAGGAGCGCGCCTATCGTGCGGTGCGCGTGACACTGGAGCGATTGAGAAAGGCCGCCAGCGAGGCGCACAGGGCCATTGCGGACGCCGAGGGCGTCGGACTCGATCCCGATGTGATGCTTGAGACGATCAGGACCGAATACCTGGACTGGCCGCAGCACCTGAACCGGATGCAGGCCGTGCAGGAGCTTCTCGCGGCGTCCGGCGCAAGGACTCGTCTCGACACGCTCATTCTGGTTGACGACCCCTTGGCCACAGAGGAGCAGATTCAGGCCCTTGAAACAGATCAGGGCTACATGGCGTTCGTGCTTGGCCGCCATATCCGCGATTGCCCATATCACCGGGCGTCGCCCGCGGCTGCATCATGGCGCGAGGGCTACCTAAACGCGAAGGACGACTATGGCCGGGACGATTGAGGAAGAAACCGAGCGACTCGCTGATGCGGTGGAGGCTCTGAACATACTTGTCAGCGCCGGGAACGCCCAGCTTGCCGCCATTGTCGCCGCAATCGAGAGCATCACCGTCAACGTGAACGTGACCCAAGGCGACGTCGCCGAAGCGATCTTCAACACCGGCGGCCCGCAGCCCCTGACGGAACAGCAGGCCATTAAGAAAACCATCACCGCGAAAACAACGGGCCTGCGCTCGCCCAAAATCCCCGGACGATAAGCCATGACGCGGCGCGACAAGCGAGAACTGACCGAAACCGAGAAGCTGCAAGACGAAGTGCGGACGCTGCGCCAGACCTTGGGCGAATACGAGAAGTCGCTGGCGCGCTCCGATCCTGCGGCTGTGTTGAAGCGCTTGCCCGAAACCATTGACGACTACGGCGACGACCTGCCCGACCGTGTGCTTGCCTTGGCCGCTATCGGCATGTTCACGCGGGAGATCAGGGCAGAGCTCGGCATAACCGAACAGAATTGGGCGTCCTGGCGCACCGCTCACCCCCGTTTCTTCGCAGCGACTCAGCGGGCGCGCGACCTCGCCGGCGCATACTGGTACGGCATGGCCCGCCGATCGCTCGAATGGAAAGACTGGAAGCTCCCGTACAATCAACTGATCGTCATGATTAAGGCGATGCAGGAAGACGACTCCGCATCAGATCGTGGCGACGCATCCCAACTGGTGATCGTGGACGTTGCCAAGGGCCGCGAGGCCATGAAGGCGAAGCAAGCCTAACCCTCAAACGTCCACGCTAAGGCCCCTAGCAGCCTCGCCTGTGCGCGTTTGCATGTAGAGCCATGCATGACAGCCGGAGCGCCGCCGCTCACACATGCTGCGACCCATAACCACAAACAAGCGACAGAAGGGAAAGCGAAGTGCCAACAACGGGCGCAGCCCGCCCTCCTCATTCACCAACACTGCAACGAACAGCGCAACGCATGACAGCACCGCAGCACGAGCAGCGCGCAGACAGGCAGAGCGACGGGAGGACGGGGAGGTGCAGGTTTCGCCTAAGCGCGCCAGATCACGCGCGTATGATAAACCGATTGGTTCAGTGTTTGCCATGGCGACTGATACGCAATCAGTGGGCGCAGCGTGTGTATTGCTAGTTAAATCATGGGCTTAGCGCTGCTATGTGCGACACAAAACGCTGTCGCACACGCGAAAATGAGGGGGGTGGGGGTCACTTTTTTCGGCCACCCGGGGGCAAAAATGGCGGCGAGCGCTCAGGCCAATAGGTGTCCTCCTCTGAATTTTTGTTGGATTTCCGCGCGTTTGCGGGTGGTGATTCGCTTTTTGGTTTTTGGTGTCAGGTTTTCGTCTGTGTGCGTGAGATTTCGGGATTGTCTGCGGGCGGATAGTCAGATGACCACGGCGGTGCGTGTGGTCAAATGACCATGGGTAGTAAAATGACCATGGTAAGAATGGAGGACTATATGGAGCCGGAAGTTTCGTTGATGGGGAAGCATGGGGCGCTGTCGCGACAGTTTCGCCCGAAGCAGAGGGCGGCGGTTGTGATCCAGCCGCGTCAGCAAGGGAAGACGGAGGCTGCGCGGCAGGCGTCGGCGCACGCGGAGGAGAAGCCGACTGAGCCTGAGAAAAATATTCCGGCCGCGGTGGCGCTGCCGACGACCGGCGCGGAGCTTGCCGCGTGGTTGGAGCGGAGCGGCATGTCGCAGGCGCAGTTCGCGAAGGCGACGGGGATGACGCCGAAGACGGTGGGGCGTCATGTGAAGTCTGAGCGGCTGCCGAAGTGGCTGCCGCTGGCGATCCGTGGGATGGAGGCGATTGGCTGATGACCGACGACAGCAACGTCGTCACCTTCACGGGGGTGACGAAGAATGATTTCGAGCCCGACTATGTGCTCAACGCGGCGGTGGGGCGGCTGGATCAGGTCGTCATTGTCGGGCGAACGGTGGATGGCGACGAATATTTCGCGTCATCCCACGCGGATGGCGGGATAGCGCTCTGGCACCTTGAGCGGGCGCGGCATCGTCTGATGCAGATCGTTGACGCCGAGATCGGCTGAGTGCGTAGGCCCATTGCCGGCGTCGTGAGAGCGTCCTCCTATCCTAAACAGCAGAAGGAGTAGGAGAAATGTTCATCGTCAAGCAACTGAACGACCGCGGCGCCCGTCTTTGGGAGACCACCATGGTCCACTACGTCTCGAGCGAGGAAGCAGCGCCCGGCCTCGAGAATGTTAATTTCGTCACGTCTGACGGCGATTACATCCAGCTTGAAAGCGGCTCGATCTACCTCATGAACGAGAACGGCAAGACCATCGACCAATATCATTTCTACCAGACCGCGCGTGCCGAGGAGGATGGGGTTATCAAGGCCGAGACCGGTCACGTTTCCTCGCCGGAGAATTCGTCGGCGCTCGCCGCCTGAGTGCGTCCCCCTTCCCCCGCCGGCGTGAGATTGTCGGCGTGCCTTCGAATGTGAGGGCTTTCCTCTTGTCGGACTTGCCCCGCCCGTAAAACGGCGGGGTTTTCTTTGGGTGTTCATTTTGGGAATTATATAGTTCACTCCCTTGACAAGGGCCGGGGAGTTATCTACATTAAGAGGGTAGCAACGGAGACCCGGAAATGATCCGCGCTGAAGTTAAAACCAAGAACAAGTCTTTTGTTTTTTGCGAAGACACTGAAAAGGAAGCCCGCGCCTACGTTGCCGCCCTCGAAGAAAACGGCGTGGAAATCGTGAAGGTCGAATATTTTGATCGCGACGCTTGCGTCGCAGCAATCCAGAGCGGCGAGGTTTCGTAATGTTCTGCTATCGCTTTGGAATTAGATCGGTTCCCCCATGCGATGACTGCTGGGACGATGGCGTCTGTTCAATGAATTGCGGCCCCGCAAAACAGCAAGGAAATGAAAATGCTAACATGGATCAAAGCAAAAATTCGCAAGGCTACGCACAGGATTTGGAACGAGGAGATCGCGCGTATTCTCGGAAAAGCATATCGAGAAGGAAAAATCGACAGCCGTCAAATGCATGACTTGGCTGCGCGGTTTGATCCCACACAAACACATGATGTGAGAACCTAATGAGCAAATCCACCATCTCCACTTTTCAGCTTTTCGAACGCTTCCCGGATCAAGAAAGCGCGCGCCTCTACCTTGAGGCGCGGCTTTGGCCTGACGGGCCGCGTTGCCCGGTCTGCGGGCTAGGTGAGCGGATCACGGCCCGGAAAAACGGCTATTACCGCTGCAACCAGTGCAAGGAAGATTTTACGATCCGCACCGGCACGATCTTCGAGCGCAGCCATGTCCCGCTGCACAAGTGGATTTACGCCATGTACCTGCTCGTCACGAGCCGGAAGGGCATATCCTCGCTACAGCTATCGAAACAGATCGGCGTCACGCAAAAGACGGCTTGGTTCATCCTTCACCGGCTGCGGGAAGCCTGCGGCGGCGAACTCGAAAAGCTGCAAGGCATTGTCGAGATAGACGAAACCTATATCGGCGGGCGGGAGGCCAATAAGCACGAAGTAAAAAAGCTGAAAGCCGGTCGCGGCGCGGTCGGCAAGCAGCCCGTTCTCGCCCTGCGCGAGCGCGGCGGGCGGACAAAGGCGATGACGATTGAGACCGCCGACGCGCAAACGGTTCAAGACATTATCGTTCAAAGCGTCGAGATCGGATCAACGCTGCACACCGATGAAGCTGGCGTTTACGCCAATATGGGCGGGCTCTTTTTCAATCACGCCAGCATCAACCATAGCGCTGGCGAATATTCCCGCGACGGCGTGACCACAAACGGCGTGGAGAGCGTTTTCGCGGTGATGAAGCGCGGGCTTCACGGCGTCTATCATCACGCCAGCAAGAAGCATCTTGGCCGCTACGTCGATGAGTTCGCGTTCCGCCTCAATGACGGCAACGTCAAGCGCCACACGATGCAGCGCCTCGACAGCGTCATCCAAGGCGCGAAGGGAAAGCGGCTGACCTATGAAGGGCTGATCTCATGACGAAAGCGGCCATGAAAGCACTCAACGCCATCGCCGATGTTGTTCTGGCCTATCGGCCTAAGCCGAAATCGGAGGCCGCGAAGAAACGAAAGCGAAAAGCGAAAAAGAAGAAAGCGGTCAAGAAATGAGGTCAAGGGAGTGAACTATATAATTCCCTTTTCTTTCAGACTTGTGGTATGGTGAATCACCTCCTGCCGGTAGGCTATCGCTCATTGCCCTAGCTGATGACCGATCAGGACGAATATCCCGCCTCAAGGGCGAGCCCCGGTGTCTCAGGATACCGGGGTTTTTCTTTGGTCGACGAGATGTCGACTATCGGAATGGAAATCACCTCTTCGCGTTGAAATGTCGGCGAAAAATGGTGTCGACGAGCGAAATGGAAATCATCCTTTCCGGTCGCAAAAATCAACATGGGCTCAGTGCGTCCAGCGAATTCGCCCGCGCTGCCATCTTCGCCTCCACCAGGAGGCGGACATGACGAAAACGGAATTCGAGGCATGGCAGGACAAGCTGAAGATGCGCGGCTTCGACAAGATGTCGGCGGCGACGGGGTTCAGCGTCGATGATTTGCGGGCATGGCGGACCGGAGCGGCGCCGATCCCCTACTACGTCCGGCTGACGTTTCTGGCGGTGTTCCACCGGCTGGATGAACAGCATCCGTGAGCGTCCATCACTACGATTTCCAGTATGCGCCGACGCTTCAGGCCGCGTTCGAATGCACGAAGCCGGTCAAGATCGTGCAGGGGCCGGTCGAGAGCGGGAAGACGGTCTGGCTCTGTCTCGAGATTTACGCGGGTGAAAACGGCATCTGCACCATTCCGCGGGGGACCGACGGGATCCGGCGCTCGCGCCACCTCGTGATCCGCTCCACCGAGGGGGAGCTTGAGCGCGGGATCATGCGGACGTGGCGCGACCTGTTCCCCGAGGAGATTTACGGCGACATCCAGGGGTCGATGCCCGCGATCCACAAGATGAAGTTTCTGGATGTTGAAGCCGAGGTGGAGTTCTTCGCGTTCGAGGACGACAGCGAGAAGGTCCTGAAGAAGCTCCGGTCCACCGAATACACCACGGTCAATTTCAACGAGGGGCAGTTCACGCAACACCGGCTGTTCCTCGCCGGCCGCCAGCGCGCCGGACGCTTCCCCCGCCGCATCGACTGCCCGTCCTACAACCGCAAGAAGATTTGCCGGATGGACATGAACGCGCCGCGGACCAACGATCACTGGGTTCCGCTGACGCGCAAGTTCCCGAATGATCCGCAGTTGCCGCCGGGGGCGAGCGCCGACGACCACCGCAAATACCGGAAGCCCGATGACTGGGAATTCTTCATGCAGCCCGGTGTCGTGCTGCCGGTTTTCGACGTCGATGGTTCGATCAAGACGTTCGAGATCAACCCCGAAGCCGAGAACCTCCCCTATCAACAGGTCGAGGAGATTCTGGCGATGTGCGCCACCGGCGACATCGACGACATCAAGCGGGATTACATGAACCTCTTGGTCATCGCGAAGTCAGGGACTCCCCGTTATCCAGATTTCAAGAAGACATGGCACGTCGCCAAGGAGCGCCTGCGGCCGGTGAAGGGCGTGCCCCCGATCATCGGCTATGACCCGTCACTGAATGGCGGCGCCACGTTCTGGCAGAAGATCAACAACCAGTGGCGCGGCTATTTCGAGATGAACGCCCGGACGCAGCCGAACCTCCGGAGCGCGCGGAAGCAGGGCGATTACATGCTCGACGTCCTGAAGACGCATTTTCCCTGGTACACGGAAAGCGGCGTCGTCCTCTGGGGCGATCCTTACGGGGATTGGGCGTCAACCGACGAGACCGAGACCTATTACACGATCCTTGGCGAGATGGGGCTTCAGTTTCGGACGCCGGCCAAGAAAGACAACCCGCACCTCCGGCATGAGACCGGCAAGAAGCTGCTCGCCGCCGGTGAGTATGGCTCCCCTCGCCTGCTGATCTGTCCTGTCGGAATGCCGACGTTCCTTGCGGCAATCGACGGCGGCGCCGTGATGCAGACCGTGAAGCGCGACGGCGACATGGTGATGGAGTCCAAGCTGAAGAAGAACAACCACGCCGACGTCATGGAGTCCGCGGAATATGCGTGGTGGGGCGGCGGTGAAAATTATTCGATTGTGGAGACCCCCGCCGCCGACCGGACGCCGCCGAAGATCGCGGCGCGGTCGAGCCGGTCGCCGTTCTCGCGTGTGAGGGCGCGGGCGTGAGCCATGCGATCGACATTCCCGATCATCCAATGGGAACGCCCCGGCGGTGGCAGGTCGCCTTCCTCCCCCGTGGGGTACAGCACTGGTGGGACCTGTTCTCGCCGCCGTGGTGCCGCCATGTGCTCTGCTACGGCTACGTCCTGCAATCGCAGCGGTGGATCGTGGTGAACCCGGCGCAGGACCGGACGCTGGTCGCCGTGATGACGGATGACGAGCTCGAGTCGTTCCTCGCTCAACTGCTGCTCGAGGAGCCGGTGATCTACAAGGTCATGGCGGGGCCGGGCGACAGCTACGCCAACCGCATATTCCAGACATGCTCATCGACGGTTTCCCGGATCATCGGTTTGCGGGGTAGTGCGTGGAGACCGATGGCCCTGATCCGGATGTTGAAGCGCGAAAACGCTGAAATCATCCATGGGCCGAAAAATGAGCGTGAAGGCGAAACTGCCGAAGGAAGACCCGGAGACCGTAGCGAGGCGTGAGGCCGCGGAGCAGCGCGCCGAGGCCGGACGCATCGAGGAGACGCAGGAAGGTCTCTCCGCCGACACCCGCGCCGTGATCCGCCAGTTCGGCCGCCTCGCCGCGTTCAGTGGCCAGCGCTCCATCGCGAACCTCCCGAACCGCAACAGCTTCGCCGGCGCCATTGCTCAGCGCAACGCCGGTGCGGCCCGCTCCATCGCGCTCAGGTAAGGCATGGCTGACAAGAACCCCCTCATCGGACGGATCGCCACGATGCGCCGCGACCGCGGCCGCGTCTCCGACCGCATCAACGAGTTCTACAAGATGGGCGTCCCCGAACGTCCCCGCGTCGGGACTCGGACGAGCCGGACGATCCAGAACACGGCGAAGGTGGACGAGCTTTTCGACGAGACGCTGCAAACCTCGGTCATCGACTTCGCGTCCGATCAGGTCGATTACTTCGTTCCGGACTATAAGCCCTGGGTGAAGATGAAGCCCGGCCGCGCGCTGGCGGCGGCGGAGCAAGGCCAGTTCAAGGAAGGGCTGAAGCGGTATCAGGACAGCCTCTTCGACCTGATCCGGAAAACGAACTTCTACGAGCATCAGGACGAGATTTTCAAAGACGTCGCCGGAGGAGCCGCGGGGATCGTTATTCCGCAGCAGCGCGCGACTCTGCCGGTGCGCTGCATCCCCGTTCTCATGGGTTCGCTGCTGTTCGATGAGGGCGCCTATGACGACCTCGACGGCCGCGCCCACGAATTCTACATCCCGCGCCGCAATCTCAAGGTGCAGTTCCCCGACGTCGATTTCTCCAAGGCGCTGCTCGGCAAGAACAACGACCCGAACCAACTGATCCACATCATTCAGGGCTGCTACCAGCGCTGGAACACCCAAGGGATGCGCTGGGTCTGGTTCGTCATGGCCGAAAACGAAGTGGTGCAGGAAAAAGTTCTGCCACGCGGTGCTCCGCCGCCCGTGTTGGTGGCTCGCTGGCGCAACTCGCCGCCGTCGGCATGGGGTCCTGGCCCGGCTGATCCGGCGATGGCGCCAGCGAGAACTCTTGACGAGCTTGCCTACCTCAACCTGAAGGGGCTGGGCAAGGAAGTGGACCCGCCGTTCTCCTATGTGAATGACGGCGTGTTCAATCCCGAGGGCGGAGTCGAGCCCGGCGACTTCCTGCCGCGCCGTGACGGCAGCGACGCCCCGGAGCCGCTCTATCAGGCCAAGAACAACAACAACCTGTTTTTCGAACGTGAAAAGCTCGAGATGCGGGTGAAGCGCTGCCTCTATCAGGACGGCCCCTTCCAGCGTGGCGATACCCCGCCGACGGCGACGCAATGGCTGTCCGAGGAAGCGCGCAAGGAGCGCCGGCAGGCCCGGCGCCGCATCTACCGCGAGTATGTGCTGCCCTGCCTCCAGCGCTTCGCCTACGTCTTCGCTCGGCGTGGAGAACTGGAGCCCATCGAGATCGGCGGCGAGGTCGTTGATGTAGAATTCATCTCGCCGATGTCGAAGGCGTCGGACGTCGATGAGGTTTCGAGCGGCGTTCAGCTTGCGGAGTCCATCGTCGGCATCTTCGGTGAAGCCGGGATCGCATCGATCGACGCCTATGAAACGGCTGAGGCGTGGCAGGAAAAGCTTGGCGACACCACGGTGAAGCTCAAGAAACCGAGCGAGCAGCCGGACATTCTCAACATCCTTGGCGGAGGGAAAAATGGCGGGACGCCGAAGCTTTAGAAGTCTGCGCGGGACCGAAAAGCGCGACCGGAAAACGGTGACAGGCAACGCTCAGGCGGCCTTTCAGAGCATTTCGCAGACCGAACAAGGGGACGCGATTCGCGAATACCTCGCGATGATCGTCTGCGATACGAGTCGCGTTGAGACCGAAGGTGCGTGGATGGAGCAGCAGGCACGCCGGATTTTCGCCGAACAGATCATTCAAATGATGGACGGCGGAAAGAATGGACACCAACCAGGACACGACGCAGACCGAGAGCAATGACGCTGGCGATGAAGCCGGTAAAGACCAGCAGGAAGAAGGCAAGTCGATTGCGGCGGAAGAAACGCCCGCAGACGACGGCAAAGCGAAAGACGGCGAGGATCAGGGCAAGGACGGGGAAAAAGAAGCCCCCGAGGTACCTGACAGCCCCGATAAATACGACCTCACCATTCCCGACGACATTGGCCTGAAAGACGAGAACGGCGACCCGCTTCAGTTCTCCGCCGATGATCCTCTGGCGAAATCCTTCCGTGATTTTTTGCACGAAAACAAACTTTCGCAGGCCGCGGCTTCCGGCCTCGTGAAACTCTATGCCGAAGCGATCAAGGGCAACATCACGCAAACTCAGACCGCTGCGACCGAAAAAGAGACCGCCCGGCGCAACAAAGAGGTCGAGAAACTGGAAACGACGGACGCCGAAGGCAAAAAAGTCTCCGGCGGCACGAGGATCGAAAACCTCAACAAGGCGCTGAAAGCAACCTTCGGCGCCGGTGCGTCCAAAATTATTCAGCGCGGCATCACAAATGCGGACGAAGTGATCGAAGTCGAGAAGCTTCTGGCCAGCCTCGATGGCACGGCCGGCAAAGGCGACCAGACAGACGATCTCGAAGGATTGCGCGGGGCCGCCAGACTCAAGGCCATTCGGAACCGCGGTAAATAGGAGCCGGACCAATGCAGGTAATGACCCTGAACGAATACGCCAAGGCGGCCGACAACGAGATGACGCGCGCCGTCACCGAACTGTTCGCCGACTCTTCGGACATTCTCAACGCGATGCCGTTCGAGACCATCACCGGCTCGGCCTACAAGTACAACCTCGAAGACACGCTGCCGGGCATCGCCTTCCGCGGCGTCAACGAGAGCTACACCCCGGACATCGGCGTCGAGAACCCGCAGGTCGAAAGCCTGTTCATCGCTGGCGGTGAAGCCGACGTCGATAACTTCCTGCTCCGCACCCATGGCGAAGGCCGCCGGGCGCGCGAGGAAAACAAGAAGATCAAGCAGATGTCGCGCTCGGTCACCGACGTGATCCTGAGCGGCAACAACTCTTCGCAGCCCCGTGAATTCGACGGTCTTCAGCGCCGCCTCACCGGCACGCAGCTTCTCCGCAACGCCGACGGCTCCGGCGGCGCCGCGCTCTCCCTCTCCAAGCTGGACGAGCTCATCGCCTCGGTCGTCAACCCGACCCACCTCATCGTCAACCGCAAGTTCCGCGACGTCCATTTCAAGGCGCTCCTGCGCAACCAGACGCTCGCGGGCAACGTGCAACTGACCAAGGACGACCTCGGCCGCCCGGTCACGAGCTACAACGGCATCCCGATGCTGGTTGGCTACGAAGTCGGCCCCGACGCCCGCATCCTGCCCTTCAACGAAGTGGCCTATGGCGGCGGCGGCGCGGTCACGACCTCGATCTACTGCGTCTCGCTGATGGAAGGCCATCTGTGGGGCATTCAATCCGGTCCGATTGCAACGAAGGACCTCGGCGAGCTTGAGGACAAGCCCGCGCACCGCACCCGCGTCGAATGGGACATGGGCATGGTCATCGAGAACCCCTACGCAGCGGCCCGCCTCACGTCGATCACCGACGCGCCCATCGCGGCCTAAGCGCAGCTTTAAGGAGAACCACCAATGTCCCGTTCTTACACCTTCGACGCGGCGCTTGAACTGAAAGACGCCGGTCTTGTTGCGGCCGATGCGGCCGGAACCATCGACGCCTCGCCCAAGGTCGTTGACCTCGGCTCCGACACCGCCGCGTTCTCGGGCGTCGCGATCTTCGACGTCTCGGCCATCGAGATCGCCTCGAACACCGAGCTCTACGAGATCATCATTCAGGGTTCGAACACCGCCGACTTCTCCGGCGCGAAAGAGAACCTTGCCGCCATCACCCTCGGCGCAACCGAGGTGCGCGGCGGCGGCGCGGCGGACTCCGTCATCGGCCGCTACGAACTGCCGTTCTTCAACGAGCAGGCCGGTGTCAAATACCGCTACCTGCGCGTCTACACGAACGTCACCGGCGATATCGCGACGGGCATCAACTTCACCGCCCGCATCGCCCGCGCCAACATGGCGATGCCCGCGTAAGCGTTACGCTCAACCAGGAGAGATAAATGCTTCGCAACAAGCGCAACAAAGTCGAGTTCAAGGAAGTCGCGACCGGCAAGATCATCGAGGTCAACGCGGTCACGGCAGAAGAGATCCAGCGCGAGCAGCAACGCCTCCTCGCCGAAGGAAAACCGCCCCTTTACGAACTGCATGAAACGCCGGACGTGAAGGGGCTGGACTCCATGGTCCGCCGGATCGTCCGTGAGGAACTGGACCGGCGCCAGATCGGCGAGCGCAAGCTTGGCCCCTCTGGCGAGATGCCTTCGATTTCCACGGTGACCGTCGAGGAAGCCACGATTGAGGAGCAAGTCCTCAACGCCATCGCCAACATCCATGCGACGCCGGCCGAAGACCCGGAGAACGATGACCGCTTCACCGCCAAGGGCAACGTGAAGCAGAAGGCCATTGAGGAGTATCTGGGCTACGAGATCGACAAGTCGGTCTACATGAAGGCGATCAACACCTAGCTGCTAAGTGGGTAGCTGCGCCGGAGAGCCCCGCCCTTAGTGGCGGGGTTTTTCGTGCGTGGGCGGGAAAAAGCGCCGGCGCAATCTTCCGGCCATGGCGAAATTTGTTACCGACATCGAAGTCTACAACGCGGCGCTGCTCCGGGTCGGCGAGAGTCCGGTGGCGCAGAACGACACCAGCGCTGAAGCCGCGATCTATCGGGGCGTTCACGACAGCCTCGTCATGGACCTGCTGACGCGGCACAAGTGGTCATTCGCGCGCAAGGTCCACCGGCTCATCAAGCAGGGCGAGAGCGGCAACACGCCGAAGTATGTCTACGTCCTGCCCAACGATTTCCTGCTGGCGCACCGGCTGACGCTCTGCAACCGCATCATTCAGGATTACGAGATCAGGTCCGGCAAGCTGCTGGCCGACGTCGATAGCGCGGAACTCGATCTCCACTACACCTTCAAGGCTGCGGTGCGGGACTGGTCGGCGGACTTCACCGAGGGCGTCGTCCTCAAGGAAATGGCGGTCATCAAGCGCGCGCTGCACGACGATACGTACGAGGCCGACAAGCTCGACAAGAAGGCGGAGGATCACTTCCTTGATGCCTTGGCGCGGGATCGGACGTCGCAGGGTCAGGGCCGCGCGGAGCCGAACTCCGCCCTGATCGACCGCTGGCGCGGGGCGGGCCGTGCGTAAATATCGGGACGTCCGCAACAACTTCTCCGCCGGAGTCATCGCCAAGGAATACCTGGCTCGCGCTCGTGATGAGGTGACCGGCACCGCCCTGAAAACCGGGCTCAACGCTTTTGTCACCGATGCGGGAACCGTGATGCGCCGCTGCGGATCGAACCGGATGTTTCGGACGCCGAACGCCGGCCGCACGCTCGATTTCGAAATGTCGGACGGCACGCTGCGGCATCTCGTGTTCCATTCGGCGAACGTCCACATCTACCGTTCCGATGGAACTCTTGACGCGACGCTGGCGGGCCCGTGGGGCTCGTCGGAGAACACCTACGGTCTGGCGCTCGCCATCGACAAGGACCGCATCATTGTCGTGTCTGACGCCTTCGCCCCGCGCGTCATCACCATGAAGCCCGGGGCGTTCTCCATCGGGCTGTACACCTTCAGGACTGAACCGAATGGCCGTCGCGCATCTATCTTTGGCGGGGCGGGGGTCTTCGGGCTGGAGACCGTGACGCTCAATCCCTCGGGCTATACCGGCGTCATCACGGTGCAGTTCAGCGAGGACGTGCTGACGCCGCAGCATGTCGGCGTCCACTTCATGTACATGCAATGCCAGCTTCGCATCGAGACCGTGGTGAACGGCCAGAACGGCACGGCGACGGTGCTGGACCGGCTCTATCCGACGCTGCGAGTCGGAGTGGAAAACGCGAGCGCCTACAGGATCGGCGATCTCGTTCAGGGAGACGTTACGAATACTGAAGCCCTGATCGTTGCAGTCGATGCTTCCACAATCGACGTTGTGCTGCGGTATGGCTATTCCTATCCGATGGCGCCCAATGGTGACGCGCCGGGAGAGAAACTGATCTCGCCGACGGCAGGCGAACGGGTGACTTCAGTTACCCCCCTCGCCGACCCGGCGCCCGTAAACACTTGGTACGAAGAACTGGTCTCTGCGGCGCGCGGCTATCCGTCGGCGGCCTGTATGCACCGGGAGCGCCTTGTCCTCGGCGGCTTCCCTGCTGCAACCGGCATGATCGCTGCGTCCGCTCAAGGGGAGATCGAGGATTTCGACTTGGGCGCCGGCAGTCCCGACGACGCTATTCAGGAGTTCATCGGCGAGGATCCAAACGCGATCATCCGGCATCTGGTCTCGACGGAGCAGCTAGTCATTCTCACCGACCGCGGCACCTGGTTCACGCCGGAGTCTGGACAGGCAAGCTTTACGCCCGAGGGCATTGGCTTCGATCCGATCTCGCCGGACGTCGCCTCAGAGGTTCCCCCGGTCTGGACCCCCGAGGGCGTCGTGTTTCTGGACGAGCAGGACCGCCCGCTTCTCCTTTCGGTCACGGGGACGCAGCGCGGCCCCTATTCGGTGGTGGACCTCGGACGGCTGGGCGGCCACCTCATCAAGTCCCCGAAGCAGATGGTCTACTCCTCCGGCATCGGCGGGCGTCAGGAGCGCGTCATCGCTGTGCTGAACGGTGACGGCACCGCGGCGATGTTCACCTACCGGCGGGGCTCGGATCAGGCCGGGTGGACGCCGTGGGCGCGCGGCGGCGGCGGTATTTATTACTCGTTCTCGTCATTCGCATCCCGGCTGTTCTGCCTGAGCGAGCAGAGCGGACTCCGCCACTACGAGGAGTTCGATTTCGATGCGGTGATCGACAGCGAGTTCAGCCCGGCATCGACGGCTTACGTGTCCGAGACCGTGCACCTCCTGAAGAACAAACACGTCGTCGGAACCGCGGCGCTCAACAGTTCGGGGGTGCTGGGCTCCATTGGAACACTGGCGCCGGTGGACCGGCTTGGCCGGGACTTCCCGGTGGAGATCGAAACGACGCCCATGGTGATCGGGGAAGCGGGACGCCAGCGCCGGCGCAACACGAAGACATGGGCTGACGTGATCGACACCGGGCTGTTCTACCTCAACGGAAAGCAGTGCGCGGCATACCCCTATGACGGTGACCTAGAAACGCAGCCGCAGGTCGGCGACTTCGAATATCGGGCGGGACAGCTTGGATCGTCCGTCGGCCGCACGGTCAAACTCGAGCAGGTGCAGGGCGAAGGCGCGCCGCTGCATCTCCGCTCCCTGACGATTGAGGTTTCTGCACGATGAGTCAGGTGTTTCCCATTGGCGGCGCCGGTTTGAGCATCATGGGCGGCTTCAGCCAGGCGCGCGCCCTGAAGACCGAGGCGAAGCAGATCGAGCGTTCTCGCAAGGATGAGGAACTGCGCGGCAAGCAGATCAGCGCGATCAGGCGTGAGCAGACCAATGAGGCGCTGGCGACGATTGACGCCGTGCGGGTGTCTCGCGGGTTGTCGATCGATGGTCCCGGTGGGGTCAACATCCGCAGGGTGAACCGCGACCGCGCCCGTGAGAACGAAAACGCCGAAGTGCTGTCCTCGAAAAACCGGCAGGAGACCCTGAAGACCCAAGCGGCGATGAAGCGCCGGGCGGCGCCGTTCGCGGTGCTGAGCGGGTTTGCGTCGGCGGCGAGTTCCTTGGCCACGGTCGAATGGGGCGGCGAATAATGGCGCTGCTTCCCCGCATCACGCGCAACGCGGTGACCAGCGGACGCGGAGTCGTCGCTGACGAGGCGTCGCGCTATCAGGCTTCCGCTTATGCTGACCTCGCCCGCTCGGCCCGGATCGTCGGCGAGACCGTGCGGAAGCGTGAGGTTGAAGCGGGATTGAAGGAAGGCGAGACCGCTTTCCGCATCGCCGAGGCCGAAGCCCGCGACGGCGGGCCGGTGAGCGTTCCGACTCGCGAGGGCGGACTCCTCGATTTCCTCGGTGTGAAAGACGAGGCCTATTTTCAGGCCGTGCAGACCTTGCAGGCGACGCGCGCCGAAAGGGATGCAGAACGCGCGATCACCGACATTCGCGGCGAAAGCTACGCCTCCCCGACTGAGTTCCGGGAACGGGCCGAGGCATGGCGCACCGGCTACATCGGCGACATGACCGACCCTGCGTCTGCACGGGCGGCGCAGGCCGAGATAGACAAGCTGATCGAGAAGAACCTGCTCGAAGTCACGCGCGAACGTCAGGACGCCGACATCAAGGAAGCGCGCACCGGCATGGATGCGAAAGTCGCTTCGGTGGAGTCCGAGATCGACGCCATGCTGCGTGATGGCGGACCTGGTATCGCACAGGACCCCGCCTTTCAGCGTCTCATCGCTGATCGCGAAACCCTGCTCGACATGAAGACCGACAACCCGCTCTACGCCTATTCCGGGGACGAGCGGACGCTGGACGACCAGAAATATTCCCGTCGTGTCCAGACCGCCGTTCTCACCCCGCAGATCCGCGAGGTCTACGAGATCGAGGGCCGCGCCGGCGCCCTTGAAGCCGCAGAGGAAGCGATTGCAGGGCTTGGACTGGACGGGGCCGAAGCCGTCGCCATGCGGTCGTCCCTGCGCAACGAGATCAATCTCATGGCTGAGGTGGACTCCGCACGGGAAGCCGAACGGACGGCGGCGGAGAAGCGCCGCAAGGACTATCTCACCGAGGTCAAGGAGCGCGAGGAGCGCGCGTTCATCGACGTGCTGTTCAATCCCGACATGTCGCAGGAGGACAAGCTGTCGGCGCTCTACGAGATCGAAGACCTTCTGACGCCGACGGAGAAGCAGGGCTACCTCAAGGACATCACCGGGGGAACCGACGGCCTGCCGGTCAGCCAATTCGCCATGCTCCGCAACCAGGCGCGCGCCGGGGAACTGTCGCGCGAGGAACTGCCGGACCTTGGGCTGTCGCAGTCGCAACTCAACACGCTCTACGGCGATGTAGACAAATATTCCGGGTCCGTCGCGAAGGCGGGCAAGGTCGTTCTCGACGGCGGGTTCAAGCAGGGGACGTTCGATTTCGATCCGTCCTTTGCGGCCATCGGGGCTGAGGCTGAGGCCGAATACGACCGCTGGCTTGAAGAGCATCCGGAGTCGACGCCGGAGCAGGCCCGCAACCGGGCGCGCGAGATCACGGCGGAGCGCGGCCGCACGCTCGCGGTGACGAAGTACAGCCCATATCTCGACGGGGATGCGCCGGAAGACCTCACCGCGGCGGAGGACGCGATTCTCGATGACGAGAACCTGACCGACGAGGAGCGCGCCGACGAACTGCGCAAGCTGGAACAGATCAAGCGGCTGATCGGGGAATAGGATGGAAACGGACAACCTTTCAACGACGCTCGTCGCCAAGGGCCAGCAGCAGGCGGATCAGGACGTTCTCGCTCGCGCCCGGGCCCGACGCGCTCAACGTGAGACCGAGACGACGGAACAGCCGAAGCCCGAAGGCGAGATGACCGCGCTGGACCGCGCCGGCGCCGTGGCGGTGGATATTGGCGGTGGCATCGTGGAAATCCCCGGCGCCCTGCTCTCCGGCGCGCGGGACGCCATTCAGGAAACCTTGGACCTCGGGGCGGAGCTCGACCAGAAGACCGCCGACCTCACCGGGTTCTGGCCCGCGCTTCAGATCACGAACGAAGCCGGAGACCTCGACGTCAAACTGACGAACCTGAAGGGCAAGAAGTCGAAGGCCCCGCAACTCCCCGAAGGCCCGCAGCAGGACACGAAAACCGGTCAGATCGTGGAGTCCGTCGCGCAGTTCGGGACCGGCTTCATGGGGGCGAAGAAGTTCACCGCCGCCGCGGGACTCCTGAAGAACGCGGGACCGATCACCAAGGCCGCCGTGCAGGGCGCGATCGCAGACTTCGCCGCCTTCGACGGTCAGGACGGCAGGCTCGCCGATCTCGTCGCCAAGGTGCCGGGGCTCGGCGAACTCGTTCCCGAATTCATGAAGACGACGGAGAACGAAGACGAGATCGCAGGGCGCATCAAGAACACGCTGGAAGGCGCTGGCGTCGGCGTCGCGTTCGACTTCGCCCTTTCCGCCTTCCGCGCCATGCGGGCTCAGCGGCGCGCACAGAAGGCCCTCAGCGACGTGGAGAAGAAGGTGGGCGCCGTAGCCGAAGCGGAAGCCGCGCGCGCTGAACAGGTCACGGCGACCGTGGAGGAGATCAGCGGTAACCCGTCGGGGCACCGCGTCCGCAAGGCGAAGTCGGACGGTCCCGGCGATTACGACCAGTGGCAGCCGAACCTCGCCCGCATCAATTCCAGCGACGACATCAAGGCGACCATCGCTGAACTGACCGAAAAGAACGTGGACGAGGTGGACGCCGCGCGCCGGGGCACGGTGTCTCATGCGACGACCGAAGCCGAGGCGTCCATGATCAACGCATGGGAGGCCCTGAAGAACCGGAACCCCGGCCAGACCCTCAGCGCCGCGGAGTCCGTCGCCGCCCGCCAGTTGTGGGCGACGTCCGGCAGGAACGTCAGGGACGCCGCACAGGCCTATCTCGCCGCCCCTTCCACTGGCACGCAGTTCGCGATGAACCGCGCTGTAGCGGTCCACAGGGCCATTCAGGCCGAAGTCATGGGCGCCCGCGCCGAAGCGGGCCGCATCCTCGATAGCTGGAAGATTCCGGCGGGCGACTCGTTCAAGCGCATGAAGGAGATCGAGGACATTCTTGCGGGGTCGGGCGCGACGACGAAGCAGGCCGACGACATGGCGAAGCGCATCGCGATGCTGGGGGATGAGCATGTCGGAGAACTGGATAAGACCATCGACATGCTGTCCCGTCGCGGAGTCGACGCTTTCGGTGAGGCATGGCGCTTTGCGCTGCTGTCGAACCCGAAGACCCACCTCGTAAACGCCATCGGCAACACTTCCGTGATGGTCTATGACATCGTGGAAACGAGCTTTGCAGGACACCTCGGAAAACTCCTCGGCGATGATGTAGCGGCAGAGCTTGTCGAGGAGGCGGCGATTAAGTCTCAGGCGATGCGCACCGCCGTCGTGGATCAGTTCAAGTATTTCGCCAAGAACAAGAAATTCAACAACATGGGCGTGGTCGTCGGCAAGATCGACGCGCCGCGCCCGCGTCCGGTTTCTGCGGAAGCATTCGGACAGGCCTCAAACACGCCCCTTGGCGCTTCGCTTGACGCCATCGGCAAGGTGCTTTCGGTCCCGCAGGATATGCTTGGCGGGGCGGACGATTTCTTCAAGGGCGTGAACTTCCATATGGAGGTCTCGTCCGGCGCGCAGCGTATCGCGATGGATGAAGCGCGCATCGGGTTGCTGGCGCGAGAGGACATCAGCAAGCGAGTCGCCGAACTGGTCTCAGATCCGCCGAATGATCTTTGGGAGCAGGCCCGACTCGCCGCGCAAACGAAGACCTTCACGAAACCGCCGGCGCCGGGCGGACCGGTGCAGAGCGTGATTAATCTGCGGACGTGGATGAATTCGGGCGGCCTCCCCATCGGGCACATCCTGCTGCCGTTCATCAACACCCCGGCGAACATCATGAAGTTCACGTTCGACCGGACGCCGTTCGGATACCGCCTGCTGCGCCACGAACTGGCCAAGGGCGGAAAGGATGCAGCGCTCGCTCATGCGAAGATCGGGCTCGGCACGTCAGGCATCTTTCTGGCCGCAGACATGGCGGCGAACGGGCAGATTTCGGGGGGCGGCCCCACCAATCCGTCAGAGCGTCGGGCGCTTGAGCGCACGGGCTGGCAGCCCTACGCCGTCAAGATGGGCGATACCTGGGTGCGCTACGACCGCTTTGACCCCATCGGCAACATGCTTGGCATGGGGGCCGACGCGCATGAAATCCTTGCGAACCGCGGCTACGACGACGGCGAGGACAAGGAACTGTTCGCCGTTTGGGGGTCAATGATCGGTCGCGTGGGCAAGGCGCTGCTCTCGGAAAGCTATCTCACCGGAACCGCGGACTTTGTGAACGTGGTGCAAGACAGCGATCGCTACGGCCCGAATTATCTTCGGCGCCTTCTCTCGTCGGCATTGGTGCCCGCCGGCGCCGCAGAACTTCGGCGTCAGGTTGATCCCGAGATGCGCGAGATCGCCAGCACGCTCGACGCCATCAAGAACCGGACGCCGGGCATGTCCGACTCCCTGCCTGCGCGCCGCGACCTGTGGGGCCGTGAGCAGACCTATCAATCCCATATCGGCGTGGCTTATGACGCGCTCTCCCCGTTCATCGCGCGGAAGATCGACCCCGAGCCCATCGACTCTGAACTGCTGCGTCTCCGGTATTTCCCGTCGATGCCGGATCGGTCGATCTCGGTCCCCTATCAGGGGCGCAATGTCTCGGTCTCGCTGAAGAACAGCCCGGAGATTTACTCCCGCATGGTGGAGCTCGCCGGGAATGACGCCAAGGTGTTCCCGAAAGACACGGGCGCGCTCGAATTCCTGAACGAGTTTGTGGAGTCGTCGGCCTACGAACGACTGGCCGATGGGGCAGAACCGACGCCGGGAACCAAGGCCTATGCGATCCGCAAGGTGATCTCGGCGTCGCGAAAAGCGGCGTCTCAAATGGTCTACCGGGAATACCGCTCCGAATTGACCGCAATGGCTGAACGGCAGGTTCTCCGCGAAGAACAGGAACGCGCCCGCCAGGAGGAAGCCGCAGCGCTAGAGGCCGCACAGGCGCTCGCCGCGCAGTAATTCCCCGTGCGTGGATAAAAACACCGCCGCGCCGATTTTTGGCGCATGGTTCACGTCATCATCCCTGATGAAGCGCGCGAAATCCGGCACCTCAACCAGACGGGGACCGGGCCGTTCTCCTTCACCTATGACTGGTTTCAGAAGGCCGACATCGAGGTCTTCGTTGATGATGTCCCTCTCGATATTGACGACTGGTCTGTTGTCGCGAGCTCGACCATCGACGGCGGGTTCCGTGGCGGGAACATCACGCTCGCAGACTCGGTCACCGCCGCCGACATCACGATCTCGCTGAAGACCCGCGCCGGCCGCACGTCGGACTTCGCTGCTGCGGGGGCAAAGCCCGGCGGCGTCAACAACGAACTCGACCTCCTCCATGCGGTGACGCGCGACCTGATGACCCGGGTGGACCGGACCATTCAGGCCCTTCCCGGAGAGAACCTTGGCCCGCTGTTCTTCGGGCGCGCCGCAGATCGGGCCAACAAGACGTTCAAATTCGGGGCCGATGGCCGGAGCATCGTCTGGCTCGACGCCTCCAATGTTGAAACCATCGCGGGCTCTATCGGCAGCATCAACAGCCTCGCTGCACTAACGGCAGAGATCACCCGCCTCGGCACCATCGAGATCGTCGGCAAGATCGGCGTCCTCGGCGCTTCCGCCATGGTGGTGAAGCTGGACGACCTCGGCGACCGCACCGGCGCCATCGACGCAATCTTTGCGGACTTCAACCTGGGGCCGGGCTCGCGCATCGCGGCTGTGGCCAACAACATCCTGCTGAACGCGGACTCCCAAGTTCTCGCCGTCGGCAACGATCTTCTCGACGTTGACGGCGTTCTCTCCACCATCGTGACGTCCGGCGGTCTCGTTGATCCGACGTCGCCGCTGAACATGGTGGGCGGAGACCTCAATCTTGGGGTGAACTCGCTGGTCCGGATCGTCGGGCTCGATCTCCTCGAGGGCGTCGACTCCTTCATCCTCCGCGCGCCGGGCGCCGCCATCGCTGCGGCTCAATCCGAAACCAACGCGAACCTGCACCGCGCCGCCGCTGCTGCATCGGAATACCAGACCGCGATCCGTCGACTCCCCGGCAAGTTCGCCGACGTTACTGCTGCCGTGGCGCATCCCTTCGCGCAAGTCGGGACCGCCTACACCGGCACTGACGACGGCAACTACATCATCACGCAGATCGACCCGCCCGCCGCCATTGCGGCGTCGCTGAGTCTCAGCCCGGAGCAGACCTCAAACCTCTCCGACATTCCGAACATCCGTGATGACGCCGACGCGAATACGGCGACGCTTGATGCGCTTCGCGCCGCGGGCACGGCGGGCGGCACGACGAACGCATGGACCTATGCGTCTCCTGCTGGGGCTGAAATCTCCTCCCTCGCGCCGCGTCAGGAATTCAGGGTCATTGCGCCGTTCACAAACACCGGCGCCTTGACCATTAACCGCGACGGCACCGGAGCTCGCGCGGTTCGGAAATACGGCAACGTCCCGCTCGTCGCCGGAGACGTGAAGGCCGGGCAGGTTCTCGACCTCGTTTACGACGGCACGGTCTACCAGATCGCCGACACGTCGAACCTGAACCTCGCCGCTCTGGCAGCGCTGGCCGCCAGCGCAAACCAGATGGGCTACTTCACCGGCGCCGGGGCAATGTCGCTCACTGCCCTGACGTCGCTGGCGCGCACGCTCCTTGGGCGGAGCAACGCGAGCCAGATGCGCGGTGACCTCGGACTCGGCGCGCTTGCAGTGCTAAGCACAATCGGCCCGGGCGAGTATTCCGGCACGCATCCGATCAATAAAGGCGGCACCGGCGCGACGGATGCAGCGGGCGCGCTCGCCGCCCTCGGTGCACAACCGCAGTTCGTCATCGTCGGTTCAAACCCGGCCCGCATCTCGTTGATGATCGGGTCCGCTGAAATCTCGATTCAGTGGGGCGGCACGACGACGCCCGTCCCCGGCAACACCATTGGGTCCCAAAACTTTCAGAAGGCGTTCAACCCCGCCTACAAGTTTGTTGCAATCGGCAGCGCGCGCTCAACCGGCACCGGCGACGGCGATAACGTCTACGCTTTCGCGAACAATCAGTTCGGGATGGCCTTCGTTAACGGCGTCTCGACCTCATACAATTTCGACTGGATCGCCATCGGGAGGACCGAGTAATGGCGATCTACGGCTCCTACGATCATCGTTTGTACACGTTCTATCACGACGCAGCGGAGAACCCGCCGCCGCCGTCGCTGGGCGTTCGCTATCTCGGAACATCTCCGGCTGTTGAAGCGGATCCCGTCGGCGCCCCGGGCGTCTTCGTCACCACCCACCATTACGACCCGAACTTCCCCGAGGACATCGCAGGCCAGGTCACGTTCCTGGGCGCTCCTGTGACCCACCTCGGCGAAGTCGTGACCTACCTTGGAGCATAGGCCATGGCCGAAATCACCAGCACGCTAGTCGCGACCGCCATCAAGGGCGCTCTCATCGCGTTGGGGAACACGAACTTCCTCACCAACGCGCAGGTCTCGGCGCTCGCAAACGCGATGCCGACGGCGACTTACGATCCGGCAAACAAGGCGGCTCAGGTTCTCACGATCTCGGACGTGTCGAACGATGAGACGCTGAACAACGCGGACCCTGCCAAGGTGGTCACCGAATTTGCGGTGAAGACCTACGCCGATGCTCTTGCTGCGGCGCTGGAGTCGCAGATCGAAGCGGCGGCCGGCGGTCTCTCGTGGCAGGGCGCATGGGACGCCTCTGGCGGTTCCTTCCCCGGCTCGGGCTCTGCCTCCAACGGCTTCCTGTGGCGCGTCTCTGTCGCGGGCACGGTGGACAGCATCGAGTTTGCCGTGGGCGACACCATCGTCGCGCTGACGGATGATGCGGCGACGGACACCTACGCCGACAACTGGCAGAAGTTCGACAACACCGATGCGGTTTCGTCCGTGGCCGGACTCGTAGGCGCGATCTCCGCCGCGAACCTCCGCACCGCGCTGAACGTCGAGGACAACGCTGCCGCCGACCAGACCGGCGAGGAAATCGCTGATCTCATCGACACGTTCCTTGGGAGCGACGACTGGCGCACCGGGTCTGCTGGACTCAACGTGCCGTCGCTCACCGAAGCGACGCCGGAAGAAGACGACTTCATCCCGTTCTACTCCGTGACGAACACCGCGCTGCGCAAGCTCCGTGTGGCGAAGGACTTCATCGTCTCGCTGTTCGACAACACGTTGAGCCTGCGGCCTTCGTTCACCGCAACGACCTTCGGCATGATGATGATCGAGCCAGGCAACGTGCTGCCCGCTCTCCGGGCGCGCATGGTGCAATGGCCGACGATCCTTGCATGGTTCCGGGAGTTCATCGACCCGCCGTCTGTGGCGAGCGCGAGCACGGCGATTGAACTCGGCGCTTCGCATGACCGCGTTGTCACCCGCCTGACCGCGGGCACGGCGATCACGATCACGGCCCCGACCAGCGGCGATTTCAGCCCGGCGGCGGGATACAAGGCGCATTTCGCATGGATGGGCGCCGGCCAGCCGACTCTCGTCAGCGACACCGGCGCGGTCATCAACGGCCTTTCCAGCTTCTCCGCTGACTTCCTGCATGTCGGGGGCATCGTGACCATCGAGCCTGCGGAGACCGACGCATGGATCGCCTACGGAGCATTGGATACGCAGTCCGGCTCCGCCCCGAGCCCGACCGGCGCGATGATTATGTACTTCGGCCCCGGCGGCACGGACGAGGGGCAGGATAAGGTCAACAACACGCTCTACACGATCACCGCGACGTGGGGCTCCGGCATGACCGTGGAGTCCGACATCACGTTCGGCGGCTTCCCGTCGATTTACAACGACGGCACGGCCAACGCTTATCTCACCTTCGGCGGCGCCGATGTGGACGATCTCCGTCCGGGCACAGAAACCGATTGGGCGTTCCGCATCGAGGTGCGGCCGGAAGCCTCGGTCCAATGGGGCGACCGGATTTACGGCTGCTACGAGGGAGGCTCGAAAGAGTTCCTGATCGGCATCGACGCCTCGTCGGCGCGGGTGCGCGTCTACCTCAGCTACAACGGCACCACCGACAGCTTGCAGCTTGTCTCCACGACGACGCTCGCAATTAACACGAACTACGACATCTACGTCGAGCGCGATGGGACGACCGTTAACCTCTACATCAACGGCGTCATCGAAGACTCCGAAACCATCGGCGCCAACAACGTCCACGTCGGCGCCGGGACCTACCGCCTCGGCTACACCACCACGGCGGCGTTCCGCAGCCATCAGGGCCGCTTCGCCTTCTGGCGCGGCTCCTCCCCCGCTGGCGGCTCCGGCTTCACGCCTGCCGCCCTCCTCTGGACCAACACGGGGGCGTAACGGGGATGTTGTTCAACGACCGCATCGTCACGACCGGGGGATACTTCTCGTCGCTCCCCGTGACGCCGTATCACTTCAGCCGCGAGATTTACGATCAGACGCGGACTCTGATCACGCCGGAGCATTCACCGGTGATCGTGGCTGGCGACGGCGCGACGAACAATGCGGCCTTGTTCGGTGGATCGCTTCCGGACTTCTCGACGCGAGTCGTCATCAATCCGGGTTCCGATCTCACCGTTCCGGCGGGCACGGATTTCGTCGCTTATCGCGTTCAGAACCGGGGCACCGTGACCGTCCAGGGCGCAACCGCCCCGAACTGGACTCGCGTCATCGTCAACCAGTGGGTTGATGATCCGGGCGGCAAGATCGTCATCGACATGACGAACGGGAACCGCGTCAAATTCCTCATCGTTGTCGATGACGACATCGACGTCGAAGACGACCCGCACCTCCTGTCCCGGTCCTTCATCTCGCTCGGCGAAACGCTGATCCTCGGCAAGCCCCGGCAGCGAGTCCTCCCGATCAACCACACGATCACCGGCGGCCCCGGGGGAACCGTAAGCCTGACGCTGAGCCGGACACCGTTCCTCGGCAACCTCGGCTCCGGCGGCGATCCGAACAACCCGCTGAACTACAGCCGGCACACCCTCGATTGGCTCGGCACCGAGAAATACATCCTGCCGGGCCTCACCCGTCCGAGCTCGAACACGCAGCCGCTGAAGTCGGAAATCGTGCAGGGCGCTTCGTTCACGCTGAACGAGAACTCGACGGCCTTCAGCACGAAGGACACGCAGGGGTCCATCCTCACGCTTGCGGCTCCGCCGATCCTGACCAAGACGGAGCACTGGAACGCCGAAGCCCTCGCCATCGCCCGCGCCTTCGGCCCGCCGCCTGGCTCTCCGACGTTCGGCTCCCACTCCTGGATTGGCGCGTGCTGGGTCCTGAACCCGAACAGCAACGTGCAATGGTTGATGGCCACGCAGACCTCCCCGGGTGTCTTCGAGGAAATCGATATTGATACGGCGGTCCCGACGCATCGCCGCCCCATGATCATGGTTTCTTCGGCGCGCGCCCGGATCGAGCAGACCGAACGCCGCCGCTTCGGCCGCACCGAGATGACGCAACTTACGTCAATCCCGGGTTCGGTGACTCACACCGCGACGACGAACCTTCGCCACCGCCACTCCATGCAGCTTTACGATGCGGGCTATCCGCAATGGCATGACCTGCTGGAAGGCAAGAACTGCGCCCGTGTTGTTCTGAACACGTCATGGGACGGCGGCGATCCGGGCACGGCCTATCAGAACGGAACCATCGGCGAGGGCTCCCGCTCCTGCGCCATCGCGCAGTATCACAGCGGCGCCTATGTCGAGGGCAACATCTGCGACAACCAGATCGGCGCCGGTCACTGGGTCGGATCCTCGCATGACCTCTATGTGCGCCGTCACAACGTCTTTTCCTCGACGTGGAGCATGTACCCGCTGGGCACGCCGCCGCTGTTCAAGGAGGGCACCCACTACAACACCGCCGACAGCGGCCGGGCTGGGGCTGGCGGTGAATCCTATTCGCGCAACGGCTTCAACAACCGGAACCTTTACCTCGGCAACAAGAGCCACTGCTACATCGTGCTCTCTCGTTCAACCGAGCAGGTGACCGATTGGGACGTCCGCAAGATGCCGGACTCCCCGGCGATGATCCAGTACAGCCAGCGCGGCAACAGCCTCGACGACGACGACCGGCCCCGCTTCCGGGCGGAGGGTGAGTATTCGCAGGGCAACGGCGGCGGCTCGGTCATCTCGAAGAACCGCCCGCAGCAGCACCATGGCTGGCGGACCCACATCAAGTTCCACGTCTCCGTGGATGACGGCGGCATCGCGGAACTGTTCGAGTACACCGGCAATTACGATCTCGAAAAGCACATCATCCTGTGCCCGCCGGATCACAATCCCTTCGCCGGATATGCCGCGCTCACGCTGCTGTCCTCGACCTACGGCTTCCGCTCGGTGGACTTCTTCATCGCGAACCCGGTGCGCGGCGTCTACGACCAGCGCCAGAAGCCGGGCTTCCCGCCGGTCGCGCTCACCCCTGCGGAGACGCAGAACTGGTTCATCGACTTCGCCTTCCTCAACGCGGGCACGGAATTCATCAACGTGCCGACGGAAGGCGCGGACAACCGCGTGATCTCGCTCAGCGGGAACTACGACGGTCCCTTCGGCTGCGACATCACCGAGGTGCAGGAAGCGCCCAACGCGGGACCGGGCAACCAGGTGCGCTATGTCGGCACGGCGCGGACTCCGTTCGGCGACACGATCTACCCGTTCCCGACGCCATCGGATGAGTCCGGCGGCCTCCCGGTTCCGGGGACGCGCATGGGCGGCGCGGTCTCGCAATACGGCTACTGGACGAACAGCGACCCCGGCGCGAGCCCGCCCTATTTCTCGCTCTACGAACTCGCGATCACCAACGACCTGCCGCCGAACCAGGAACTGACGGTCCTCTATCCGCTGCCGATCCGCATCCCGCCGGCGAACCTCGCCGCGGTCTGGACCCACACCACCGGGGCGAAGAAGACGATCACTCACCACGGCTCGGCCAGTTACACCGATGCGGTCGCCGCGGCGCGCACCGCGTTCCAAAACGGAGCGTTCTGATGATGCAGACCTCTAAAGACGGCATGAACATTCTGCGAGCGCTCGAAGGCAAGGTGCTGACGGCCTACAAGGACATCGCTGGCATCTGGACCATCGGCTATGGCCACACCGGCCCGGACGTGAAACCGGGCATGACGATCACCGACAAGGAAGCAGAGCAGCTTCTGAATGCGGACCTTATCCCCCGCGAAAAGGCGGTCAGCGAACTGGTGACGGTCGCGCTCAACCAGAACGAATTCGATGCGCTGGTGATGTTCGTCTACAACATCGGCCGCGCCGCCTTCGCCGAATCGACCGCCCTGAAGCGTCTCAACGCCGGGGACCGCGCCGGGTGCGCTGACGCCATGAAGTGGTGGGATAAGGCTGACCTCAACGGCGACGGCGTGACCACGAAAGACGAAGTGTCGCCCGGACTCGCCAATCGTCGCGAGATCGAAGCGGCCCTGTTTCTGGAGCCAGTGAGGAGCGTAAGATGAACGTCAAACCCGAGGGAATCCTTTCAGCGCTTGGGGCGATGGTCTCGGGCATCGCCGGAGCGATGACGGGGAACTTCTTCCTATACAGTTTCCTGCCCTCGGCTTGCGGCTCGCTGTTCTCAGCGCGGATGCGCTTCCACTCCGGCAAGCTGAACCGCAAGGACATTGCTTTCGCCATCATCTCCGCGCTGGTGTTCGGCATTCTGCTTGGCCGCTGGCTCGGGGGCCTGATGCCGGGCAAGGAGGACGCCATCGCGGTGTTCTGCTTCTTCATGTCGATGATCGCGACGTCCGCGCTGGAAAGCCTGCATGACGCGAAATGGGACTTCGGGACGTGGATGCTGACGGTGATCGACGGCATCGCATCGGTGTTCCGGAAGTGATCGTTAAGGCCCTCATCGGCGTCTCGGTCCTCGCGGCTATCTCCACCGCTACGGCCTTTGCCTATCGCGCTGATGCGAAGTTGCAGCGGGAGCGGGCCGAAATCCTGAAGGAGTCAAACGACGCTCTCAGGACCGATCTGGCGGCCTACAGCGCCGCGTCTGAAGCCTACTCCCTGACCCTGAACAACCTGTCGAGCGCGGCCAGAGCATCCGCCAGAGCGCTTGAAGCCGCGAGGAAGAACGATGCGACCCTTGATGCTTGCCTCAGCTATGATCCTGGTATCGACCTCACTGGCGGGCTGCTCGGTCCTGACCCGGACTGAATATCTCCTGCCGCCGATCCAGTACGAACAGGACTGCGAGGGCTATCTGGTCTCCACCCGCATCGAGGATCAGCTTGAGGGAATGCGCACCGTCATCAGGTGCGAGCGGGCGAACAACGCGGCGCAGCGGGAGTATCGGGCGAGGGTTCTTTCTGACGATTAACCGCGCCAGCCCGTTCTATCCTCAAACTGCGCGATTTCTGCGTCCAGAGCGACGCGCCACACGGCAATCGTTGAAAGCGACGCCATAGAGCCCATCGGACTCGTGAACCAGTCGCCTTCTTTCTCACCGTATTGCATGGTGAGGGCGCCGCTCGGGATTGATGCGATGGCTACGATCTTCGCGCCGTCCTCCGGGGTCTTATCAGTCAGTTTGTGCCAGATTTGCATGTCATTTCCTTTCGATTATCGGGCGAGGGTGACGGCTGAGGGTTAGGCGAGCCGGCAGGGTTTACCGAAGAATGCTCTCGAACTGACGACGACAGTGAGCATCACGAGTCACCGCGCTTAGAGCGCTCTCCAAGACTACATAAACCAACTGCTTTTCGGTTAATTCTGGTCCGCCATTGATCCTGTAGAGATGCGGGAGAGGCTCTGGAAAGTCGTCAGCACGCGCGACTTCTATGCCGACCTCTTTCAAAATCTGTATTGCGCGCTCCACAGGGGTTTCGGATTCGGGTTTTTGCAGGAAATCGTCTATCTGGCCGACAGCCTTCCATTCCGGTTTATCGCTCATTCGCTTTCCAGTCCTATGTCTGCGGCGATCATGGGGCGGGGCGCGGTCTCGCTGTCCTGCTGGAAATAAAACATGAACCAACCGTTTTGCAGCCGCCGTTGAGCGATCCGCAGAAAGCCCCATTCGGTCGCGATCTCCATGAAGCAGTCGAGCGGCGGCAGTGTGATGACGCTATCGCCGTTGATCGAGTCCCCGACGCCGAACTTATGCGGGTTCACGCTGACCGCGCCGCCGGGCAGGTCCATCCAGTTCTCGGCAGAAAGGCGGAATATCTCGCCGCTCTCGAAGTCCGATGCCTCGCCCATCTCGCTCTCCTCAGTAAACCAGCAGCCCGCCTATGAGGCCTATCGCCAGCGTGACGTAAGCCGCAATCGTCGCCGCCATCCCCCGGCCTGTGGTGTAAAGCGCTTTCCGGCGGATGCGGATGGGGCGCTCGATAACCGCATAGCCGACGCCCGCGATGATGACCGACAGGATGGCCGTGTTCACGATGGAAAGCCATTCAGCGACCCCGAACATCTGCTGGATCTCATGCGAGATGAAGATCGCCAGCCAGTGGTTGAGGTAAAGCTGATAGGACGCGCCGCCGAGGAACCGGCCCACCTTGTCGCGCGGCCCCTCTTTCGACAGCGCGGCGACGATGAACACCGCTGCAAAGGGCGCCGAGAACCGGTAGAAGTCCTGCTCCCCGATGGCCGTGATCGTGAAGACGAACGCCCCGGAATAGGCCAGCACCTTGAACACGTCCTCCCGGCGCCAGTCCGGCATGGCGTTGTGACCAATGGCGGCCAAGACCCCGAGGCAGATCGCGGAGAACAGCGGCGCCCATATGAACGAGGCCACCGTCAGGGCGGCCACGGCCAGCGCCCGGTATTTTTTCAGGAACACCAAGGCGAACGGGGCGAAGAGATAGAACTGCTCCTCGACGCCGATTGACCAGTAATGGTTATTGGACCCGCCAAGGGGCAGTTCGATCTCCCCGAGCCGCGGCGTGATGAAGAGGTTGTGGGTGAAGGTCAGGTCGTAGAACAGGACCTCGCGCCATTCGGCGTCCGGCGCATCCTTCAGGAGGCTGACCCCGAACAGCATGGCGATCGACACGAAATAGGGCAGCCATATCCGCGCCACCCGGTTGAAGTAGAACCGGGGCAGGTCGCCGGCCGCCGTCCGCAACAGGATGCCCCCGATGAGCCACCCGCTCAGGGCGAAGAACACCTGAACCGCGAAGTTCCCCGCATCGCCGAAGCCCCAGAACGACACGTCGTCGTGCTTCAGCGCGACGGTCATCGCCAGAATAAACCTCAGCCAGTCAAAATACCGATATGACATTACGCCCGCCCGCCCTGTTTAAATGGAGACGCCGACTATAGGGGCGGCCTCCCCGTGGATGAAAGTCGAATTGATGGTTAATATTGCCCGGGGCGGCGCGGCATAGTGTGCGACTCCCGCCGTAAGCTCTTGATATTGTTTGGGCCGTTTTTGTGGTGGAATTTCCACGCTATCCAATGATTTCATGTGCTTACCCGCCGAAAAGCATATCTTTTAATCAGTAGGTCGATGGTTCGAATCCATCTGGGCTCACCACTTATCTTTCATGACAATTCCGGTTTTCAGCGCTCAGCAATGAGCGCGCGAAAATCGGTATTGTGATGTAAGGAACTTAAGAGTCTCCGCGCTAGACTCCAACTTTGAACAGTTGGCTAAAGTTGCTTTCCCCATTCCTTGAGTAATACTTGATAGCTGAAGTCAGAGAGGCTTTCATTATGGACTATGGAAAAACAGTGACACTTGAACACGCCGACCCCGGGCATATTCTCCTCAGAGCAACTGAGTCGCACAAGTTTTTGTTCGTGACTATAAAAACAGCTTCGGGGAATCCTAGCGTGCTTTCGCTTTCGCCTCACGAAAGTCTTAACGGGATACTATCGCTAGCTGCGGTCGGGATGACTGATACTTTTTGGGATATTACCGAAATTGCGACGGTACGTCCCGATTTGAATACTCATGCGTTTCATAACCGTCGCCCAGTCCACGGACAATTATTTTTTCATGAGGCTCATGGGCTCGTCATCGTAGGCGCTTATCCTGAGGCGTTAGGTTTTGAAGGCCATTATGAGTGTTTTAGATTAGAAACTGGAGAGCAGGTAACAATTAACTTACTTCAAGCCCTCACCTTTGAGCATTGGCGATTAGTTTCAAAAACCTATGAGGAAATTGAGCCCTTTTATGAATGGGCTTCCAAGGCTCGGTAATTCAAGCCTTTTGAATTTCTGAATTGTACTGAAACTTGGAATCTGAAAAAGCCCATACATGCCTAAAGAATGACTCATTCCATTTTATATGGATCAGATCTCCAAATTGCACCTCTGGATAAAGAGCTAACCGGGTCTGATTCCAGCATATTGCATCTAATGCGCGCAATTGCGGGGGCTCTTCTCCGTACAATGCATAAATTCGTTTGTTTATCGCGCTGAGGTCAGCGCTTTCATCAACGCAATCTTCCAATTCACCCATTAAGGCAAAGTATCGCTGCCGCAGACCGTTATGCAGTCTCGCACTGCCAGATAAGTCAATTACCAAATCCAAAGTCGAGGCTACTGCAACAAGAAGTCCTAACGTGACACTTAAAAGCTCCGGTCCCTCTTTTAAGACCACAATCGCTGCACCTGTGCCGAAAAATGTCGTGAGGAACATGACGGACTTATGGAGTCCGCCATAAAACCCTTCGCGCGCGCCATGATACATAATATTGCGCGTCACATCGAATTTTATGCCTTTAAGCTTCTTTTCAAAATCATTCATGACAGCGAGCAT